GTCGGGATGTTCGACGAGGCGCAATGCCGTAGAACTATTTAATTGTGCAAAACGTATGCGAAGGAGGAATGAATGCGGCATATCTGATGAGACCACCGATCGGTACATTTCGCTCGTAGTCTTACCGGGTGAGGACTACATGGACAGCTATCGGTGTACCGAGAGACAGTACCATGCCGATATGCGGCAAGTGGCTGCCGATACGGCTGTTCGCGTATTGTGCCACCTGATCGAATGTGTCCCTACGCAGGAAGACCTTACGCCTGATAAGAAGGTAGGGACGGCGAAGATATTTTACGAACGTCTTAAATTTTGGTGTACACTGTTAAATGGAACTGAGAAGCTATAACGTCGAGAGAATATTTAAGGACTGCACTACCTGTGTACTGGGAAACCTCGTCGGTACCCGAAAGGAGGAACTCGAAAAATACGCTGCCGATATTCTCGACATGATCCGACAGATACCCACGGAGGAAGTCGACGGTAAACAGTGTAACGTATTCGGGTTGTGCCATAACCGCAGAGACGGTGAACAATGGACACCCTATTTGCAAATCATTAGGATGCTGCTGTTGCTGGCTCGTCGCCTCGACTATGTGTATTGGGAGGGAGAGCTCAAACCAGATACGGTTATCTGGTTCAAGATTCCTGCCGCATAATTATTTTAGGTAGTTATATATATATATATAAACCAACGCTAAAATGAATTGATATGGGAAAGAAGAAATTTTTAGAAAAATTGGTTTTTGTAAAATGGAAAGATAGCTATGGAGTTGATACTGGATGGAAAGATATTTCAGAGTATTCAGCTTCATTATTGGAAATAAAGAGTTTGGGAAAAGTTATTTATGAAGACAAAGAAATAATATCATTAGCTCAAAATTTTTCCGATGAAACGGATTATAATCCAGAGCAAGCCAATGGAATAATGGTAATACCAAAGGCTTGCATCTCGGAAATCATTTCTTTTTCTTTCAGTCAACTGCTTGAATTAGAGCAGAAGTAGCTACTTGTTTAACACGTCTTGAAGTTTTAGAGTCTCTCAAAAGTTTAGAAGCAATGCTTGTAATTTTGGGAGACACTTTTCATTTTACCCATATATATATAAGTCTGGAAAAACTTTGTTACATTTGTACCGAGGGAGCTTTAATATTTTCGGATATGAAGAAGGAGAAACAGATAAAATCGTATACTCGGCGCACTAAATCGGGAAAGACGGTTACAGTACGTGCGCACTCTGCGAAGTACGACGCAGCCGATGATTTGGTCAAGAGCCTGCTCAAAAAGAAAGGTTCCGGCAAGGAGTTTGAACTTGCCGTCGATACGAAGGGCGTCGATAAACTCGTTAACGAAATGGCCGATTCCGGCAGACTGATAGTACCGGTAAGTAAGGAGGAATTCCGTGCGTGGTACCACGAACCGGACAGTATTGCCGGTAAAGCCGCCGGTAAGAAACTTCGCTCCGTACTCGGTAGCAAGGAGTACAAGAAACTCGATGAAACTGCCAGCAGTGGGTATTCCACCAAAGGACACTCCAAACTGTACGGTACGCTGGATGGCATCATCAACAGTGAGGCCAATGTGTCCAAACGTCTCGACGCGCGTGGGAAGTCTGGTAAGTCTGCGAAACCCGCTGAAAAAGCTACCTCCGAAATAGGACGTAAACCCGTCTATTCTCCGCTCGAAGAAGTTCGCCTCAGTAAGGCAGGGTACCGTATCGGTAAAGACGGTGAATCCATCTACAAAGGGAGTCGGAAACTTAGCAAGGATCAAGTCGCCGACCTTCGTAAGATGCTGTCTCGCGGTGGACGTGCTTCCGATAAGGAGGCGGCTGCGATACGGAAAAACAATCCCCACCCGACGTACAAGGATCACGAAGGCGTGGAACGGTATACCTCGGGTGAGTGGCAGCACCTTCCTGTAATTAAGGGCAAGGGATCGACAGAAGCTCCCGTTCGTCAGAAACGCGGCACTAATAAGGACATCCTGTACAGCCGCGGAGAGAATACTGGGGACTCCTTCATAACTGCGGCACAACAACTTGCTCGGAGTGACTCGAAAGGTCGTTCGAACAAGAAAGCCCTGCAAACGTTGGTTAGGGCCGGTTTTATTAAAGACAGCGGCGACGGTGAGTTTCAATTTGCAGACGTTCACGAAGTACCCAGAAGGAATAGAAAATTCTTTGACAAAGTATTCTCGGCATACGAAGATATGAGCGATAAATACTGATTTTAGGAGGATTTTCTAAATAAGTTTGTATCTTTGTAGGTGAGCATCGAGGAGGTGCCCACCTATTTTTGTGTCTATGCAGATCGTTTCGTCCAATATTCGCACGGCTGACTACGATCGTCGTAACAGAGTATTGCGAATGACTTTCGTAAACCGGCCGAACTGGTTGTACGAATACTTCAACGTACCGGTCAAGATATGGACGCGCTTTTTGCAGGCAGATAGTAAGGGGCAGTACTTTTCGGCGTACATCCGAGATGCTTATCGTTATCGTAGGTCATTCACACGAAAATAATGGAAGCAATGGCAGTAGTTACGCGAGTATTCGAATTCGATGCGGCGCACCGAGTTATGAACGAAAGAGTGAAGTGTTACAATCTTCACGGACACCGTTTTCGGTTGGAGGTTTCCTTCGGAATATCTCCCAAGTTCTACGATCTGGGTTATCCGATTGATTTCAAGGAATTGAAACGTGTGTTCGGAGCCTACATAGACGAGTTTCTGGATCATGCGTGTATAGTCAATCCGAAAGACCGTGAAGTCATTGATCTGTGCACGCGGAATAAATGGAAACTCTGGGTAATGGGACACGGTGCCAACGTCGATCGAAACCCATCGGCGGAAAATCTCGCCGAGGAGATATTTACGGTGTTCAGGGAACTGGCCCGATTAAGTCCTGAGGAGTTCGATGTGCGGTCGGTTAAACTGTACGAGACACCTAATTGTTGGGTGCAAGTTTCCGAGACACAGGATTACCTCGACGTAGGTGTAAAAAATGCGCTGTTCATGTGGCGCGATAAAAAGGGTACCTTTGAGTACGACAGCAGACGATGCCAGTAAAGAAGAAACCTCTCAAAGAGGACGGTTTTGTATTCGAGACTACCGGTGGTAGTGTTACGGATATTGATACATCGGACATGGCGGGTCGATCCGTATCGTTCGATGCGCACTTCATTACGGGTAAGATCATGGACTTCGGTAAAGTGCTCACCGGAATCCCGCTGTACTCCTATCAAGAAGAGATTGCCTATCGGATCATCTACTCGGTTATAACGTTCGAAGGATCGGTGCTGACGGTGCTACTCTCCCGACAGAGCGGTAAGTCCGAGACTATGGCGTTCGTCATAGATACGCTTACTGTGTTACTTCCGGCACTCGCTAAGATCATTCCCGATCTGGAACAATTTTCGAACGGTTTCCGCGTCGGTTTGTTCGCACCTCAATCCGATCAAGTAGTCACGACGTACTCGCGCGCAATGACGCGATTAACGTCAGCAAACGCCGAAATGGTGCTATCCGATCCCGATCTGCTGGTTTCGCTTGAAAGTGAGGTACGACTTAACCTCAGTAACGGGTCGTTCCTTGCCGGTCAAGTCGCCAGCAAACAATCCAAGATAGAATCGAAAACGTATGATCTTATAATCATCGAGGAGGCTCAGGATACGGATGATTTCTTAGTTACCAAGAGTATCGAGCCTATGTTGTCCGCTACTGGCGGTACTCTCGTTAAAGTGGGTACTACGGGTATTACCAAGAATCACTTCTGGTATGAAATTCAGGCTAACCGAAACCACGATCGGAAAATACCTGACAAACGGCTTCGGAATCATTTTGAGTACGCCTATAAGGAGATTATCGCTGCACGTAGACACCAGTTCGAGATAGACCATAAGAAGTTCCATCTCAACTACGAGGCTGATATTCTGCGTAAGAAGGAGCGTTGGGGGGAGGATTCTCAGGCGTTCAAACTCGCGTATGCTCTCGTATGGGATTTGGAGAGCGGTATGCTTATCTCCGACAAGGAGTTCAATACGCTGTTGAACAGGAAACTCGGTTTTCAGGAACCTTCCACGGGAGATTATGTGGTCGCTGGTCTTGACATTGGTAAGGCTCCGGCCGAAACGGTTCTTACGATCGCTAAGGTATGGTATACGGACGATCCGTTCGAAAAACCGTACAAACAGATTCTTGCATGGGTATGTCTCGGAGGTCTCGACTATGAGGCGCAACATCACGAGATTCTTAATTATATTGTGGAATATAATATTTCCACTATATTTGCGGATTATACAGGTGTCGGCAAACCGGTAGTCGATCGTCTGGTATATGCCTGCGGCGAGTACGTGAATATAGAGCCGTATACGTTCACTGCTCAGAGTAAATCGGATATGTGGTACAATTTCACGTCCGATATACAGACGAGAAGATTGATCGTTCCGGCTAACCGTGTAGTCAGAAGTACTTCTGAGTTTCAGAAGTTCGAGGAGCAGATGAAAAACTGCCAGAAGTATTTCAACGGTGCCTACATGGTGTGCGAGAAGTCCGAGGGGTACTTCGACGATATGGTAGATAGCTGCGCGTTAATGTGTCTTGCGGCTAACGCCCAAAGGGAGGCTGAATCCGAATTGGAAGTCGATGATAACCCGTTGTTCTCCAACTTGACGAGCAATGCGTTTGCCATGCACAGAAACTCTTACTGATATGGACGCAAGGAAGACAGTAAAGACGCATATCCGGAGATTGAAGTCCGGCAGGGTGATTACGGTTCGTGGGTATACTGCATCCTATAAGGTCGCTGCACGGAAACAGGGTTCCGGTACTGAGCTGTCCGATCTTGCCCGAAAGAAGGAACAGTTCCGAATCATCCAGCGAAGCAACCCCATGTTCGATGACGTACACACTGGAATACGAGCTGTGGGTGACATAATGACGTTCCGAGAAGCCGTCGATACGCTCAAAGATTATTCGGATAGTGACTATGTGTACCCCGATTTCACGAATAAGGATGCTCGGGAGGCTCTCAAACGAGGAACCGTAACTATATACAGCAGCTACCCGATAAAAGCGGGTGTGTTTGTGTCCCCGAGCAGGATGAATGCCTCAGACTACGCAGGCGGTGGTAAGGTATACTCTAAGGAGGTGCCGGTTAACAGTGTTGCATGGATTGCAAGTGATGAAGGGCAGTACGCCCCTATAAAATGATAATGCTATGGGAGTTAACGTAGGTGGAATGGACCCTACCGGTATGGGTTCCTACTCCGGTTATCCGGGTTCTAAATACTGGAATGTGGACAGTCGTCCGCTCTCCGAAGCTACGAGCGTACTGCGTTCGTTCGTGGTTACGAATATCATTCAGGACAGTCAGTGGGAGATCGACCGCATAACGCGGTACTATCTTTTCTGGAAGTTCTACAAGGGCCTTCATTGGAAGGATTTCAACGACGGCCTCATTTCGTTTAACTACGTTCGTGCCTTTATAGATAAGGTATCGATGTTCCTGCTCGGTAACGAAGCTTTCTCGCTGCAAGTGAAAAGCTACTACTCCGATCAGATCGATCCCCGTCTCGAAAGGGTCGCCGAGCAGCTTCTTATGTATCACTGGGGAAAATCCGACAAATTGCAGCTCGCTTATGAGATACTGCAAATGGGCAGTATTACCGGTGACTGTTGGATAGGTGCTTCGTGGCAGGACGGTGAAGACGACAAGTTCGTCAAGGTTCAGGTATACGATTCCCGTCAGTGCTTCCCCCAGTTCGAGAACGGTGACTTCGACAGGATGAAAAGCTTCCTTGTCCGTCAACCTCTCGATTCGAATAAGAACCAACCGTACAAAATGTATGTGGTCAAGATCACGAAGGATTCCTACGAAACGTGGTATCAACGTGACGTGACGCTGAATGAATCCGAGATCGTTAAGTATGAATCCAAAAAGACCAAGAACAAATATGGATTCATTCCGGTAGTCCATATCAAGAACCGCCCCAATTCGGAAGGTTACTACGGTGTGTCCGACGCAAACGACATATTGAAGCTGAACAAGGTGTACAACGAGATGAACCAGCAGGTAAAGGCCATCATCGACTACCATGTTACGCCTACGACGGTCATAACAGGTGCCTCGGCGAAGTCCCTTAAAAAGGGTCTCGGTCAGATATGGTCTGGTCTCCCTGCCGAGGCCAATGTGTTCAACCTCGGTCTGGATGTCGATCTGTCGGCTACGATCGAATTCATCAAAGACCTCAAAACGGCGATGCACGAATTGTCCGATGTGCCTGAAAACGCACTCGGTAAGATTCAGGCCATAAGCAATACCTCTGCCGCCGCATTGCAGATAACGTATCATCCGCTCATCCAACAGGCCAACCTGAAAGCCACTACCTACGGCGAGGGGATAACCGAGATGAACACGATGATTCTGCGGATTCTCGAAATCGAAGACCCGCGGAACAAACGTCTGCGCGAGCTGAAAAAACTCGCTCCCAATTTCCGCTCCGAGATGCGTATCGTACCGGTGTTCGCCTACGGTTTCCCGAAGGATCGAATGGATGAACTCAACCGTGCCGAGATCGAACTCCGATTGCAGCTCGGTTCCCGCAAGGAGATCATGGAGCGTATGGGCAAACAGAACATCGACCAGCTTCTTGAACAGATCGACGACGATACGCTGCATAAGGCACTGTTGCAACAGAAGCTCCAAGAAGCCCTCGGCGGCGGTGTTCCTCCGCCTCCGGGGTCTAACCCGGATGACGATCCTTATTCTGTCGACGACGGAAACATGGATGAATTCTCGGAATAACGAATAAATTTTGTTTTTACCGAAAATCTGTTTACTTTTGGACAGGCTATCAGTAGTTTCTTTTTGTCTAACTTAAAACTTTTGCGCTATGGCAGGTTTGCAAACCCTTGATAAGGGCAATCCCGAAGCTCTGCATGACATCGGTCAAAGCAAGGCTCCTATGGTCGGCGAGAAGTTCGTGAATCCGGGTACCCCGGAGGCGGCTCTCGTTTCGTATGACCAGCTCACGCAGGCCAAAATCCGTGGTAACGGGTCTGAGGTTATGCGTACCAACATCATCAAGTAACGAGAAAATCCAAAGAACTTAACAAATCCACCGTAGAAAAAATCGTATGGAACCGAACGAAAAAACTATCGTCATCCCGGAGAGTATTGAGATCGATGGCCACTCTTACGTGGTGAAGGAGACTCCGGCACTTATGGAGTTCCGACAGCTCGTTGAAAAGGCCGAGAAGAACAAGCTGTACTCCACCTTCGCAACGCTGCGTCAGCAGATCAACGACCTCAAAGCTACACAAGTCGTCCAACAATCCGCTCCCTTTGATTTGGGCGCCCTTGTCGAAGCTCTTAAAGGTGAATTCGCTACCCGCGAAGATTTTCAGGACATCGTAAGCAAGGCCGTACAACCGGTTAACAACGATCTTGAACAACGTAGACAGCAGGAACTCGCTGAGTATCGCGAGCGTCTCATCAAGGACAACGAGGGGAAGTGCATTCCCGAACTGGTCAAGGGTGCTACGAGAGAGGAGATCGACGCCTCTATGAAGGAGAGTATCGCCCTTCTCAATAAGTACCACGGGCCATTTATCGACCCTCCGCAAGGAAAGACGGTTGACCCGCTTCTTGCCAACGCCGAAAGAAGGGCTGTTGCAAGCGGTGAAGTCCTCGAAATCCCTGCGAAGCCGACGCCGGTAAAGGATGACGGTAAGAGTCCGATCCCTGTCGTGCCCACGCGGGCAATGCCCGAAGTTTCAATCGCTCCCACAACACGGAAGATGACTATGGAGGAATTCGCTCAACAACGCGAGGCAATCCTTCGTAACCTCGAAGCCGAGTACGGAGCACAATAACAAAACGTCTAAACTTTTACAAGATGCTTACTGTATTTATTTCGTTTGTAGCGTTCGCGCTCGTCTGCATGACGGGGTTCGCGTTCGGTGAAACGACCTCGGCTATCGCCAACAGCGGTGGCTACACTTCGATTCCCGAAGCCGTCCGTGACTTCTACTCGCGGGAGGTTCTGTTTCAGGCCCAGCCTCGTCTGCGTTTCGCCCAGTTCGCAAAGGTGAAACGTGACCTTCAAGCCATTCGTGGCAAGTCAATCGTTTTCGTTAAGTACAACAACCTGACCGGTGGCGGTTCTCTGGAAGAGGATGACGTCCTTACTCCCGAGGCAATGTCTACGGCCGAAGTTGTGGTTCCAGTCAAGGAGCAAGGCAACTCTACTCAGGTTACCGAATACCTTCTGCGCACGTCGCTGCTGGATGTCCTCGGTGACGCATCGCGTCTGCTGGCCAACAATATGGCGGTAGTCCTCGACGGACAGTTCCGCGACACGGTATTGCAGACGACCAACGTTATTTATGGTAATGGCAAGAAGTCGCTCGCAACGCTTACCGCTACGGATTACTTTAACACGGTCACGGTTAAGGACGCTGTTGAGATTCTGGCTACTAACAACGCACCGCGTATCAATGGCGACTTCTATGTATGTATCGCCCACCCGCACCAGCTGCGCACGCTTCGTGACGACAAGGAGTGGATCGAGGCCAATGTATATATGGGTCGTCGTCAGCTCTATATCGGTGAGGTAGGTATGTACAACGGCGTTATCTTCGTCGAGACTACGCAGATGCCCGTTCTGGATTCCGCCAAGATTCAGGAGAAGTATGGCTCCGGTGCTACGATTACGACCGGCTACGAGGCTGTCTTCTTTGGTGAAAATGCCTATGCGTGGGCTATCGCTCTCGACGTCGAGCTTCGTGACGACGGCGTTATCGAACTCGGTCGTAAGCACACGCTCGGCTGGTATGGTATCTGGGGAACCGGTATCATTGAGGAGAAGAACATCGTCAAGGCTCTCACCGCGTAAGCGGTGGGGCCTTCCCCTTTAACTTTAACAATTCACTATTATGGCAAGACAAGTAAAGTCCGAAGGGACTGACCAGCTCGAAGTAAAGACCGAACCCGAAGTTACGAAGGTTGAGGAAGTAGAGGTTGAACCCGAAGTTACGAAGGTTGAGGAAGTAAAGACCGAACCCGAAGTCAAGAAACCCACCGTTGCTGTTACCGGTAAGGTGACGAAGAAGACACGGGTTCACTGTGTGGAGAACGTCGATTGCATCATTGCGGGCAATCGGTATAAGTTCCCGAAAGGAAAAGAAACGGAAGTGCCTGATGATGTGGCGGCCATTTTGTCCTCCGCTAAAAAGGCATTCAGAATGTAAAATTCATGTCTGCGACACAGGTAACTTTGAACGAAATTATGACAGCGGTTCGGGAGTTAACTTTCGACCGCTTCATAATTCCTGCATTCGCTCTTAAAGCGATACCGGGGTATATCGTCGAGGTGGTTCCTCCGGTTATTCCCAAGAACATATTCAACCGTCACATGGACGGGGAGTATGCTGATGCCGAACGCGAAAAGGGGATGCCGATATACGGCGATGTGGTTATCAACGGAGGCGATGCCGAGACTATTCCCAGTAGTTACGAAATTCGCCCCGGGACTACTAACCCGACTTTCGTTACACGGCTCAATGCAGGAGATGCTGAACCCATTGAGAAAGGCGGTTATCTGGAAATTCGCAAAAATGACGGTAGCGACACGAAGCGCTTCTATTTTACAGAGTACTACACGTTCAATCTGTTGTTGGACGCGCTTATCGCAGAAGGAATCGTAGTGGCCTACACGCCGTATTTCAAGGGTGACGAGCTTACGAGTACGCTTATCAAGGTCTCCGCACGTGACGCAGACGAGGATGTAACATTTTTCCGCAGATACTTTTTCTCTGACTGGGAGATCGCTAAGATGATCTCTTGGTATTATTTCAGGGTTCTCGATATAAAGGATGTTGACCTTACGGATGAAACCGTGGGTAAACTTATCCGACCTTCCGAACAACATTTAGCCATTTGGGTATCGTATTACCTCGTCGACAGACGGCGCGTATACGAAAATGCCGCAGGTTCCATAGGCCAGTCATTTACTGATGGCTCTGATTATACTGGCTCCGGTACCTCGGGTACCCCCTTACAAACTACCGTACAGATAGGTTCAGTGTTCACCATTACGGAGGACGCTACGCAAGGATTCTTTTACGAAGATTTTAACCGTGTTGGCTCCGATAACGTATGGGGCGACAGATACTCTTTCTGGTACCGTCTTATGCTGTACCTCAGAGGTCTTCTTGAAGAACAATTCGGTGATTACTCCTTGCGGAAGGACAATGTTATACCGGGTTATATCCAACTTATTCGAGAATACGATTTCCGTGCGTATTACGATTCGTACCCCTTCACTTTGTCACCTCTTTCGAGAGGTATTCTATCGAGAGTTCCATAGTTGAATTCAACGTAGCACGGAAACACAAGAGTCGTTTATACAGTTGAGCTATGCTTGTATCTAAGGCCAAGTTTTTACAGTACCAAGCTATGTTTTATAAGAAGTTGCTCGCAACACCTTATAAGATACAGCTTGAAATCGTGACTGTCCGAAAACCTGACCAAACCGAAGAATTTACCATAGAATCGTTCGTCGGTGACAGCGTAAGAGAGTCGACATTTTACGAGTTCAGAGCACTGTACGAAAAAGAGATACCCGAACGTACCCGTGAGAAGTATGGCCTACCGAAGGAAGTAAATGGAGTTGTCTATCTCTCCCCGAAACAGCTTGTGCCGAAGCTGGGTGATTATCACCTCGACTGGAACAGGACGAAAGTCCACTTTGAAGGAAGAACCCAAGTTATTGATAGAATAATCTATCTCGAAGATTTCAAGGAGTACGGAAGCTGCATCGGCTTGCAAATATTCGTCAAGGATGATTTGAAAGGAGGTTGATATGACTACCGTAAAAGAACATCGACGCAAGAGGCGGAACAAAGTTTCAGTTGTAAGACGCCATAATCGAAAGGACAAAGTATCTGCATATCGTGGAGCTAAGAGGTTTTCCGATGCTTCGCGGGAAAGACTTTCTCAAAAGGGGGAAGCGCTTCCTGACGGTTCGTTCCCCATTACGAACAAGAGGGATTTGGCGAATGCTATATCTGCATACGGCCGTTCCAAGAATCCCGAGGTAGTCAAACGTTGGATCATCAAACGGGCTAAGGCTCTCGGTGCCCGGGATATGCTCCCCGAAAATTGGTAGTATGGCCAAAGCGAAAAATACCAGTGTTATTCCGAGGTATCCGGAATACCAGAGGTTGATCGTTCGTGAACGAACCCCCGCGAAACCTTTCCGCGAGGAGAACGAAGTTCTGGCCGCCTACGAACAAGTAGGGAACATTCCCGACCGTAGTACTACGAGCTGGACACCCGGATTGCTCGATCCGTATTACAGAAACGAGTGTTGAGTATGAAACCGTGCGACAAACGTCCCGGAAAGGTCAAACTTAATCCGCGGACACATCTTCCCGAGATGACTTCATGGGGTCTCGGAACTGGTATTCCCCCGCTGACGACCGACCCGGAGAATCCGATCAAGCCGTTCGCCGACTACGTTATGGAGGACGACGATCGCTACCCTTACGACCGCAGATGATACCTTTCGCGATAGGAGCTGTTCTAAGACTTGCGTCGAAGGTGCCTCGTAGACTTACGAAGGTGCCCCGAACGTTGCTTAAAGCGCCCAAGTCGAAGATACCGAAGACGTACAAGTTTAAGGAGGACATGGACGCACTCGGTGCTCAGATCGCTGAGGAGTTCAAGGAGACCGTAAAGAGGAATATCGAGACCAACAAGTTCAAGTATACTCTTGCGGAATCCACACGAAAGAAAAAACACGGCGGCGTTCCTCTTATAAACAGCGGCGTTATGCTCGACGCCATCTATCGGGAAGGCACCTTCGTATCTGTGGAGGACACTCCACGTACTGATAGCCCACTCACGAACTTACAGCTCGCTAAGGTTCACGAGTACGGTACGAAGGATAAACACATTCCGGCCCGCCCCGTATGGCGAGATTCATTTGCGGCGTTCAAACCCGTTGCGCGAAAGCGCATCGAACAATTCTTTAAGAAACATGGCAGTAAACGTTAAGTCCTACAAACGTAGAAGTTCCAAAGGAAAAGTCTATACGGTTCGTGCATATTCCAGAGGCGGTAACAAGAAGGTAAACCTCGACGGAATGGAGATTAACCGGAAGTCCCCTACCATGTCCGACGAGGAGTTCGATCGGTTGCAGGCGAAACAGGATCAGGAGATGCGTGAGTTCATTCAGAACTTACAAGGCGTCGCCAAAGCGTATGGCGTCAAGGGGGGTACTGAGAAACTTATCCAACCCCGCTCCAAGAATCCTATTGCTAAGGCTAAGGCCGATACTAAGTCTGAGACCGCTCGTATCATGAAGGAGATACGTCCTACGTTGTCCGGTAAGCCACCGGTCGACACACCGCGCAAGGGTGGTTTTTTCGGTAAGCTCAAAGCGATGTGGAACGAAGAACTCGCCAAAGCCGCTAAGAAGTACGGCACATACGACGAGTTTTTCGGTACGGGGATACCTAAGGGAAACGCGAAACAGAAACGGAAGAAGTAAATGGATCAACTTATCGCACGTCTCATGGATGTATTCTCCGTGGGGTACATGTTCTGCGTCATAGCCGGTTCGTATATGGTTATACGGCTCATCGATCACTGCAACGGTGCGCAGAAAGTTCCTACGTGGCAGAAACGCTGCGTTACGTGCGTTATCGGGGCACTGTTCTTTGCGGTGTTTCGCGAGTACACGGAGGAATCCTTCGAAAGTCTGTTAACCTCGTTTTTCGCGTCGTTGTTTGTGTATGACAGCGCTATAAAGTGGCTGCTGAAAAAACTTAACTCAGGGTACAAATGTTAAGCTCCGTTTCACAGGTTAACGAGCAGTTTTTCGCTCTGTTCTCCGGTATCAAGATCAAAGATCACGGTACCGGTGCACTTATCGATGTACCGGTACGGTACGCACGGAAATCCGCTTATGACTACACGGAGGAGCAGGAGAACCAAGTGTATCCGTGTATAGCTATTCAGGATTACGCCCCTACGCTCAGAGACGAATGGTGGGTCGAGTTCAAGGAGTACTCCGGTGGATTATCCGATGATGAACTCACGGCGTATCTGTATCGAAGACCGGTATGGATGGATTTCCGCTATGATGTCAGCATCGCCGCAAAAAGTTACTTTCAGATAAATGCTCTCAAAGATGTATTTACACGGTTCATGCTGGAACCGTCGTTTCTGTTCAACAAGAGCGTTATCGATGACGAGGATTCCGTAGGTGACGTCGTTCCGTTCACCGTCAGAATTACTGACGTACCGCGCACCGATGGAGTTCAGGAAGTGAACTACGAATTCACTTTGCAAGTGTGGCTGTACGCGGTCGAACCGAAAGAGGTTGCGGTTATTCAGAAAGTTATTCTCAATGCCGAAGCCGTTACGGTTATTGTGTGACGTATTTTTGCGTCACAACTTGCAAAATCGGAATAATTTTCGTTATCTTTGAGAAAAATTAAGGACTATGGCTAAGACGGTAGAGACCAAATCTTCTGAGGTGAAAACCTTGATGAACGCCGGCAGTATGCGGGTCGAACTTCGTGTCGAAGGGAAACTCGTCGTGCTTATGCCCGGACAACGTTGTACGGTTCCGGCTTCTATGAAGGTTCCTCGTATCTGTGGGTTGTTCGTAAAGTGATTCAGAACGGATGATCGACAAACTGAAACTCGTCTGCGACAAGAATGATCCGGCCGACAGGAAACTTCTCCTTCTGGCCGAATTGTTCGACGAAAGATGTCAACTTCTCGAAGAACATCAGACGGAGATGAGTTCCCGTTTGGAGAGCACCGACCGAAAACTTGATGACATACTCAAACAGTTACAGACGATAACCAATGCCGAGGAAACGTGTCCGGTGCGGAGGGATACGGAATCTTTCAACCTCCTTATATTCTTCATGGAGCACCCGAAACTGGTTATCGTTTTAATGCTCGGACTGGTTTTCACCATCTCAGGATTCGTAAGCCATGACCTCTGGTCGATATTAAGGGGTATTTTTAGCGTATGAAGAATATCTGTATAGTTCTCGATCCTGCGCACGGTAAGGAGGTTCCCGGGAAACGAAGTCCCGATAACTCGCACAGAGAGTATTTGTGGAGCCGTGAACGCTGCCGGAATCTTGCGATCGCACTCAGATCGCTCGGTTACGAAGTGTTTTTTACGAATTCTACCGAGTACGAGATCGGTCTGTCCAAGAGGCAGCGAAACGCTCTTTCGGTAAAGACCGACAAACAGAAGTTTCTCCTATCCCTTCACAATGACGCCGTGGGTTCCGGTACGTCGTGGAACAATGCCCGCGGCTGGTCTGTATGGACTACTAAGGGGGTAACGAAGTCGGATGAATGCGCGAGCATCATCATCGATCAACTTCTGGAAGATTTCCCGGGGTATAAATTCAGACAATACTCCGTCCAAAAACTCGACAGGGACTTTGAAAGCAATTTCACGGTTCTTATGGGAAGTGGTTACATGGCCGTTCTCGTCGAGTGGCTGTTTCAGGACAACAAGTATGATGTGGCCGAACTGAGTAAACCGGAGGTAAACGCTCGTTTCGAGCGATCGATCATCGAGGCTATCGAAAAAATTAACGACCATTTCAGTAGATGAAAACCTTTAAGAGCATAGCTTTGTTTTTTCTTATCGGCATAATAATAGCCCTTACTTGTACCTGCGTGCATTATGCCAGTAAGTGCAAGGCGCTCGAAAGGACGAGTAACGTAAAGGAGTACATCGACAAGATTCATAAACTCCAAGATTCCGTTAATCGGCTCGTTGTGGTTCTCGATGAATCCAAAAGAATCGTTTCGCTGCTTGAAGCTGACAAAAAGAGACTCGAAACTCAGGCGAAAAAAATATTGGAGAACTATGAGAAGCTCGATTCTATGCTTTTGGATTTTGGTATCGACGATAACATCGAGTTTTTGTCAGAATACCTATCCGAGGAAGATGATCCTGAACCAGACGGACACCGTAGTAGTGATAACTCCGGTGCAGCTGGTGAAGATAAACAGAGGACTGAATAAGGTTCGGATGCTGGAAACCCTGAACGAGAATTACCTTGCGCGTCTCGTCGTTTCCGATTCACTGAACAAGGTTCTTACCGGTACGATCGAAACTCAGGAAACGGTCATCTTACTGTGGAAGGAACACGGTAAGACCTCTGAGGAGATCATAAACACGCTGGAAGATTCCATGCGTGAACAACAACGAAGAAACAAACGTACCCTATGGGGTGTCGGTGCCGGTTGTGCGGCCGCCGGTATTCTTATCGGGTTGATTTTATAACGATAAAATAGGGAGCAAACTTAATTCGTATAACAATGGCAGATGTAGGTATCTCTATCAAAGAAGGCGTAGCGAATGGTGCGTCTCCTTTCAAAGACCCCTCGATGCGTAACGTCGGATTACTCGGTATGTTCACCCGCGGGCCGAAACTGGTTCCCACGAAGGTATCGAACATGGAGGAGTTCAACGAGATGTTCGGAGGGCAGAATTCGAACTACTTTGGGCCGGCGGTAGTCAAAAATCTGTTCGATGAAGCCGGTGAGGCTCCCGTTACGCTGTACTTGTCGCGCGTAGTGTCGGCAGATAGCGTCGTAGCGTCGAAGGAGCTGTCGGCTACTACCGCCGTCACGTTGCAGTGTAAGGCCGGTTACAAGGGTACTCCCGATCCGGGTGCATGGGCCAACGATAAGGTCAATCTCACGTTCTATCCGTTCGGTGTGTACGCTGACGAGAAGTACGCACTCGCCGTTTCCTATAACGGTTCTACGGAGACGTACATCGCGGGTACCATTGCGGAGATCGTAAGTCAGGTCAATACGGCCAGTAAGTGCATTACGGTTGCTATGAATGGAACTGAGGAAACCGGTAACGCGCGCTACAAGGTTACTTCGGTCGGTTCTTTCACGGCAAGACAGGGTGACACGCAACTCACTGGAAGCGCTGCTCCTACCGGTGCGGCGGCTGGTGATACGCTGTATTCGGCTTCTTATGAGAAGATCGGTGTCGTGGCCAGCGTATCCGGTAACAACATTCTGTTGCAGGGCATGGCTCTCGTCGATGTTTCCGGTACGGTCAGCAAGTTGACCGGTACGCTCGTTACGGGTACGCTTACGGGCGGTACGGACGGTAACGTTACGGAGGATTACTTCGGTGACCAGTTCAACAGTTTCGACGGTGCCGACGTTCAGATCATGGCTCACACGGAGTATCATTCGCTCGACGTCGAAAAGAAGTTCAACGCCTATCTGAACGAACAGAAAAGTCCGATCGGCGTTATCACGTTCCCCGTCGACTTCTCGGAGAGCATGGCCGAACTCTACTACAACGCGCTGCGTTCGAACGACAAGAGTTTCATGGCCGGCGGTTACGAGGGTTGGATAACGGTTCTCGACAGTGACGGCAATCGTGTGACGATCCCCAACATCGGCGCGGTTATCGGTGCTGCGTATCTGCGCACGCCGTATGCGAGCGGCAATTACATCCATATTCCGCCGGGCGGTCTTGATTCGCTGTTTACTACCGTCGTAGACGTTACGCCCCGTAGCTTCACGCAGGCGACGATCAACCGGCTCGTTCAGAACTACCTCTGCAACGTGCTGCAATACGTCGAGGATACCGGGTGGTACGTCGGGACGTCGCGGTCGTACTCGACGAATTCGCTGTACCAGAGCATTCACACGCGGTTGCAGACGTCGTATTACGTGCGCGTCCTTAAAAACAAGCTCCGCTTCATGGAGCAGAAACCGAATACTCCCAGTATCCGGCAGGAGGCTCTGGTGGAACTCCGTACCTATTTCAAGGGAGAGTACGATGCCGGTGCCCTCGAAAACAGCGTTGCCTTCGACAAGGCATATCAGGCGATCTGCGACAAGAGCAACAATCCCGCCGGTCAGGATCGCAAACTCGTTAACATTACGGTAATGTGGATTCCTACCGAATGTATCGAGAGCGTCGTGCTGTCGCTGCAAAGAAACGATGGAATCCTGTTAATTGAGGAGGAGTAAACTATGGCAAAACCGCAAAAACCGCAGGATGCTTTCGTAGCGAATGGCTGGTACCTTAACCTGCCCGTAGCGGGGATTCTTTCCAATGGCCTTTTCGAAACGTTGGAGGGTATGGGCAAGTCCTCCGGTAACGTCGAGATGGTGGATGCAGGAAGTAACCACGTCTACAACTTTACCGACCAGCTCACCCGTTATGACGAGATGACGCTCACCAGAACGTATCAGGGTAACGCCGCCGACCGTGCTATGGAGGCTCTCGTCAGTACGATGATCGAAACCGGAATGAAACTTCCGGCTACCGCCGTCAAGATGCACCACGGACAGGAGGTGTTCACGGTGGTATTCGAAGGATTCCGGTTCACAGCCGCACGTTACCCGACGTTCGACGTTGGAAGCTCTGAGAAGTTCACCGTCACCTATACGGCGATGTGCGACGGCTGGGAGATTGTTCCTACCAGCGTGTAACGACAAATTCTTTTAACACTATACAGGATTATGGACAGTTTGATTTTCGATCTTCCCATCGGACTTCGTTCTGGTGGGGACGTATTGAAGGAGGTAGAATTACTTCGTACTAATGGTGTGGCAGAGAAAGTTTTCGTGACCAAGATTCCCGAACGCCCCTATACGTGGCAGGGAAACGTCCTTGCCGTAGCGATCAAGAGCATCGGTAACATCGAAATCGGTGCCGAAGCTCGTAGATCGTATGTAAAGGACAACGCGGTTACGATACCCGATGCGGTGAAGAATCTTACGATGGCGGATGTAAATACGCTTCTCGTGGAGATTCACCGCCGGTTGTGGCAAAGTTTCATCCCCCGTCAGGAGGTCATTTGCAAGTACTGCGGGAAACGTCTTCTCGCGGATATTGATCTCGATAAGATCGATTACCGTGATGAAACGAAGGAGTTCATGGAGGAGTGTCCGAATTACGACGAGATCGTGGTCGACCTCGTTTCCGGTTTCACTCCGCCGTCGCTCGGTAAAATAACGGATAAACCCGAATATTCCGACGTTCTACAAACCGAATACAATCGGATGACGTTCCGCGCGCCGCTGCTGCGCGACGCGATCAAAAACGAACGGAAATTCTCGGATTCGATCGGTTTCTGGCGCTGCATCGCGAAGGACTGCCTGCTGCGCGTCGAATCGGTGGAGGACGGTACCGTTACGAGCGTTCTCCCGACGGAGTTCCACACGTACTACGGAATGAAGCTCTACGACGAGTATCTTTCCGGCAAAGACCTCAAAGCGATCCGCTCCGCTCTGACGGAGTACCTTCCTACGCTTCCGTTCGCGTATTACGACCGGTGCGGATGTGACGAGCAAAGAGAGATACCCTATTCGATGGAGGCGTCTTCTTTTTTCTCGGAATGACGTTAAACATCGGAATTGCTAAGTTCGTCAATAGAGAGTACCCGATGTTCGGCCTTTGGGCTTTACGAAGGGATACTCTCTTTTTGCCGAAAGATATTTCTCGCGACGAAGACGATCCGAATAGTGAGGAATATTATAGTTTAACGTCGCAGGTGTACTTTCTTATGAAGCGTTTGCGTCAACAGTATTCGGAGATCATGCTCATGGATACCGAGGATCGCGAAACGTTTTTTCACATGGAGATGGAGGTCTTGAATAAAGAACTCGACGCCTCCAAAAACAAGTAACTATGGCCGGTAAATTGAGGGGCGGAGACCCGCAGTTTTCATACGATTTCGGCATAGCCGTGTCTACGGCTACTCTAAGTAAGATCACCAGACTTACCGGTGTCACCTTGTCACTGGCGGGTGCGTACTACGCATTGCAGAAAACCGCTACGGAGTACGTCGATACGCTTAAACCGAATGCGATGCGCTTCGGCGGGTACCTCAATACGATGCAGACGATGGCCAAGTTACAGGATCGTATCGCCAAAGGACAGACGTCGTTCTCCGTGCAACAACAGATGCGCGGAATGAACGATCTTATGTCGGTCGGCATCAAGGCCAGCGAAAATCTCGACTTCCTCGACAAGAGCGCTCACGCTATGGGTGTAAGTTTCGATGAATTCGCCGGGGCCATTTCCAATGGTATCCGTGGAAACATGTCGGGACTGGTTCAAATGGGACTTCTTACGGAACGCTCCACGCGCTACTTCGAGAAGTATCAGGCGAACACCATTCAACGACAACAGGCGATCCTTAACTTCGTAAAGGAGCATAAGGGATTGCAGACGCTCATTAAGAACGATTTCCGTACGATCAAAGACGGTACCGCACAGATTTCCGGTATCTGGAAAACTTTCATGAAGAGTGTCGTCGGTGATCCGAGAAATCCCGACAGTCTGTATGGAAGCGTGGTCGGTGTATTCGATAAGATCGGTGGCGGACTGTCCAAATCTTTGGAGTACATCAAAAGGGCCGGTTACATGGTCGGTAGAGTTCTCGGTTGGTTCGTCAAACAGATCGGTGAGTTCGTTATGTGGGTTGGAAGAGTCATAAACAAAAGTCTCGACGGCTCCAAGAAGATTCTCGACAATTACAGGGAATCCACGAACTCGCTCATTGTATGGCTGGAATTCATGAAACTTCGGGTAGTCAAGTTTTTCCAAGACTATCAAGAACCTATAAAGACCACACTCAAACTTCTGCTGGCGTATAAGGCGCTTAAAACGGTATTTCTTATCTCTAAGGCGGCGATTAATTCTGCATGGGCGTATGCTGCGGCGATAAACAGTATCGGAGGCGGCTTATACAGAGGGATACGTCGTCCATTCATACGCGGTAAGTGGAGAACTGGACGAATGTTACAAAATCCGGCCAACTACCGTGGTGGTGGCTACAAGGCGCATGGTTTGCAGAAGGGTTCCAGAAAGCGCCGCTGGATGTACATCAAGAACATGTTCATGAAACCGAAAACGCAGACTAAGATCGCTGCGTCGTTCGGTATGCTGAAACGTTCGGGGCCGATCATCAAGACTATCAGTGCTGCACTGCTCAACGTAGGAAAAATAGGTCTTAAAGGTATCGTAGGAGGTACGTTAGGTGCCATCCTTCTCGGTTTCGAGGCTCTCAAAATCTACATCAAGGATATTCTCGGTCTTTCCGAGGAGTGGGGCAAGTCCATGCAGAGCATCTGGCGATTCGTTAAAAGTATCGGAACGCTGGTATCCGACGCGATCGGCAGGAAGTTCGAGAAGTTCAAGACTAATTGGGACATCATGGGAAACCAGCTGTTGACTGCGTGGAACAATCTGGTTTATGGTATCGGTAAGACGTGGCGAGACTTCATGCGTACCGACGTCGGTAAGATGCTCGCATGGTTCTTCGGTATGAATAAAGCTAACGCTGCTGCGGGTCTTGCCGGAATCACCAACGGTTTCGATTCCGCGGCTGACTACATCAACATGGTCAACGAAAACAACAATGGGGCGCATCTTACCGAGATGGAGAGGCTACGCCAACGTCAGGAGGAGACCAAAATGCTCAGCGACATATCCGCCTTGCGCCGGCAGGCATTGAAGGCCCGTTCGATGGAGGATATAAGCGCATTGGTCAAGGCTGCCAAGTCCGACTTCCAGATAACGATAAACCTGCCGGAAGGCGTTACCGACGTCGTGGCTCTGTCGGATATTATCATCGACCGCCTCAGCTACGAGATGGAAACCAAAGCTACTCGTAACGGAGAAATTTATCAACCAGCCGTGTTACCCAGTATTTATGGCAATAATTAATGACGCAATAGGAGGTTTGCAGAGGCGGTTCCGGTCGTTGTTCAATACGAATACGGGGTCGGCCAACGGTCATTATTTTTTCCGCACCTCAAAGAACAGAGGCTATCTTATCCGCAAAAGGGATACGCTCAATACGGTAAACCTCGAAAAGGGGTACGTGTTTCAGTTCAACCCTCAGCAATTGATGGATACGAAGTCTTCTACGTGGAGTACGCGCAACTACCCCGGGCTGTCGTACAACGATTACGTGTGGGCCGGAGGCGGCGAGCGTATCGTGACGTTCGAGCTTATGCTGGACGATACCCCCGGATCGCATACGACGTACTTCCTCCCCGATACGGTGGCCGCTACGATAAAGAATACGCCCGTACCCGCTGCCGTGGTGGAACAAAAACGGAACCGCGATACGCTTGCCACGGCTTTCGGTGTTCCGACGATACCCACCAGTAAGGAGACCGCGAAAGTCACGCAGATGGTCGATTTCGAATGGGACATGAACGGGGCGTTCAGTGTTACGCGCGTCCATGAACGCGGAGTTCTCGACGCGGTGGAGTATCTGCAATCGTTTTTGTACCCGGAGCCGTTGAAGGATGAAAATACACCCCGTTTCGCCGAAGGAGGAATCATATCGCTCAACCAGTTCCGGCCGCCCGCTACGGCGGTATTCAGTTTCGGGCCTATCCTTTTGCAGGGGATCATAAAGTCGGCTCCGGTAACGTACCAGCTGTTCGACAGAGACCTCACCCCCATACGGGCTTCCGTATCGGTGGAACTCGGTGTTCTCGAATTCGAAGATTTGACCAGTTCCTCTACAATGACACGCAAGATATGATAAGCAACGGATTCTACAACTACCACAACCTCAAACAGGAGTACCTCGGCGGTAAAGTGAAGCACTACCCGATAAAGGATGCTTCCATTACGCTGGAATGGTACGAGTACATCGTAAAGGCGAACGAGACGCTGTATACGATCGCCGCCCGCGTGTTCGGTGAAGTATCCGTTCAGAACTGGACGTTCATCGCCGATAACAATCCGCCGCGCAATCCCGACGACTGGAACGTCGGAGACGTAATCAGACTTCCCAAAATCATAGTACGAGATATAATCCGATGAACAACCCTACACAACCGTCATTTAAGATTCGTCTGTATATGAAAGGAGAGATTCCTGCCAATACGGACACTTACCGTGTACGCGGAGGGACACTTGCCAATATCGGGGAAGCGAGGTTCATCGATATTGAACAGTTCGTAACGTGGCCGGTCGAGTACAAGGAACAGATGTCTCAGGTGAACACGCTGTCGTTTACGGTGGACAAATATGCCGAACTTCTGTTGCAGAGAACGTATCTCGGTCAGTGGGTCGTTTTCTTCGGTGGATACTACGATGAGACTGGTGACGGTGTTCGGAAGATATTCGGCGGCACCATAACACGGATACGAACCCGTTTTCAGGATGACGGACGAGTGTCCTATACTGTCGAGTGCTTCGCCTATGGGTTTACTCAGATGGGTAAGGATACCGGTCTCAACTACACGTACCCCGATACCGGTTCCGGTGCGCGTCCCTGCTTTGCAGGAAAGAGTTCGATAACCATTACGGAGCTTATACAGGGGATCATCGAATCGGACGGTATGAAACTCGGTACGCTCGCCCTGCCTAAGAAAGTCGCCAAGACCACGTTTACTCTTAAAAATGTCCGCCGGCAGGTCAACCAGTCGGACTGGGCTTTCCTGAACAGTCTGGCGCACGACTTTGGCTGTATCATGTGGAGTGAAACGGTCGACGGCGTTGAGACGATCAATGTTATAGAACGTGAGTCGAAGGAGCTGCGCGAGGATACGAACATACAGTTCCTATACGTTCCCGAGAGAGGGGATATAAAATCCGCGCGATTGCAGGAGATACAGCAGTTCGATGATTCGGTGTGGAACAGACCTCGAATCCTTCGGAGCGTTACGGTGGACGAAAACATCAATGCGGCCTACTCCGTAAGACGCTCCGCCGTGAAGTTCAACCCTCAGACGGGTCAGCTCGAAGACAACGTAGTCGCCGAAATTACGGAGAAAGACGGTAAGAAGGTGATCACGATGTACGAGTTCGATGCGGAACGTGTGAAGGAGGTCGCAGAGAAACAACCCGATGTCGCTGCTAAGATTCGTCGTCTTGGGCCATTCGGTGTCGAGTGGAGTTCCGGAAAGGAGCCTGAGAGTCCTTTGTTCGCACGATACTACTACCGACAGGTCACGAAACCTCTTGACGAGAACGTTGCGGTATTCGACATGAGCTTTTTAGGTATAAAGATCAAAGCCCGCTGCAATCAAGACCTCAATATCCATACGCAGAGAGTGTATAACGTGCGTGGAATATTGCGGTACAATTCCACAGATCAAGTCGGTAAGTACTATCTTATGGGACTCACTCATACGTGGGACGGTACCGGTACGTGGACTGACTTAGAATTCATGAAGTAATGACCGAGTTCGCACAGATAACCGGTGAGCTTCTCGACAACAGGCTCAAAGTACGTGTCCGCACGGGGAACGAGTTTTTCGCCCCGATGGTCATAACGGGCACTACGGGGACACTTCCGTCGGCCAAATGGCTGTCTGAAAACAAGGACAAGTTCCTCGCCCTTGTTACTTATGAAAAAGATTTGTATATTTCGCCTATGATAACGGGGTTTTACCCGTTGGAGAGTGCTTCGTCGGCAAGCTACGATATACAGGAACGCCTTCTGGCGGTGTGTACGGAGCTTCTCGAACAGTTATTGAAGGCGAAAGTGAATACGATGCTCGGCCCTCAGCCGTTCATGCCTGACACGATACAGGTGTTCAACGACTTGAAGGCGCGGCTCGATGAAATTAAGGAACTTATTTTACCGATAGGCGATGCTCAATAAGACTGCACTGAAAAATTCTCTGTACGATGGTTTCCGTCAGATCATGGAGGATCAGGCGGCCAATGCCGTCAACGGTGACGAGCAGGCTGATCCGGCGGACATAATCGCGAATATCTGCGAACGGATGTCTTCGGTGGTTTCCGATGCAGTGGAGCAGTACGTCAAGTCGGGAGATATACGGATAACGAGTGCCAACATTACCGTAACGGCGCCGAACGGTGCGTGCACGGTAACTCCGGCCGATCCGGCAAAATTGCAGTGACTATGCGGGGACTTTCTTGCAGATTCAAGATGGACAACGGTAAACTGGGTTTGTCGTCCGGCTCTACGAAGGCTTCGGACGATATTTGGTTCTACTGTACCTTCGACCGGATGCGCGTGTACTCTCCGAACTACGGGTTCAACTTCCACAGTCTCGTGCAGAGGCCCGCAAGTTTTTTCATCGTAAACAGGGCGCTTATCGTGTCGACGCTGCAAAATGGAATCGAACAGAATACGAATGATCTGCGTGTCCTCGGAGTGGACGTGGGATACGATCCCTCTGACAGCCGCCGCGATCTTACGCTGCGCATCGAGTATGCGGCCGTCGAGGAGAGCAAGACCGAAGTTCAAGGTGTAACGTTTGTTTAGTATGGCTGATAATAAGGAAACACTGCTCGCGTATTTTTCAGGACTTCCGCTGTCGACGCTTCAAAAGCTGCGCCGATATTCGGAGCTTCTTATCATACCGGAGGAAGACTTGCTGACGAATGCGACGATGATACAGATGGTCGACAAGGCGCACCTTCTGGCCGACTCGCTGTTCCCCGAGTGGACGGATCGAAGCAAGTCCGACTTCGGGGAGTTCCTCGTCGAACTGTTTGCACTGTTCTCGGAGAAGGACTTCTGGTACATCAATGCCTTCGCCAACGAGAGCATCCTCAGGAAGGCCCATTCGTATAGTAACGTATTCGCACAAGTGTCCGCACTCGGATACACGCCGACGTTGTGCAAAGGGGCTACTGCGACGTTCTCGCTGACATTCGCTGCCGGTAATGCGGCGACGTACAAACGCGGTGATCTCACGGTTATGGTCGGGGATATACCGTTTACGAACGACGAGGCGTTCAGTGTACCGGCTGAGGAGACTACGCTTACGCTGCTGCTGCATGCGGGAACGTTCACGTCGGAGGATATTACGTTCAACGGAAACAGTATCTTCATACGGCAGAAGAACATCGACGTGGACAGTGTGTTCGTTCAGATAAACAACGTCGAGTATACACGTGTAGGGACGTTCGGAGAATCCGATTCGGACAGTACGCACTTTATGGTTCTGCCGGAGGAGGACGGTTCCGTGTCTATTTACTTCGGGCATAACGGTTACGGTGTGCAGCCTGCACTCGGAAGCGGCATCCACGTCGACTTCCGCACGTGCGACGGTTCGAAACAGAACTTCGACTTCCCCACTACGATGGAGGTACGTGTTACGGATGATTTGTCGCAGAGAGAGGTCACCGGTGTTACGCTTATGACGGCCGCTACCGGAGGTTCGTATGCCGAGAGTCTTACGTCTATTCAGGAGAAGGCCCCGCTGATGATCGGTGTTCAGGGTACGGCCGTAAATACGGTGTCTACCGAGGGACTGCTCAATACGCTCGGATTCGTCAAACAGTCGAAGGTTACGCTGGACGGTACTACGGTGTCGTACAGGGTTATCCCTACGTCCGGTTCGGAGGAACCCACGACGGAGGAACAGTCGAAGATATACGACTTCCTCTCCGGCCGGCTTATCATGGGGTACTCTCTGTCGTATACGCCGAACACGTATGTGGATTTGCTCGACGTGGCCAGTGAATCCGGTGCGGCCTCCAACATCATTCTGGATATAATCTATCTGAAAGGCTACGACACGTCGATCATCGAAGGACAGGTCAAACAGGTTATTCAGGATGTTACGAATCCGCTGATAAAGGCTACTTACGGTTCGGGATTCGACCTTACGGACGTAGACGTACTGATCCGCAGTTCCGTTCAGGGGGTTCAGAGCGTAAGTTTCAAGGCTACGGTAAACTCGCAGGAAACTCCCATGCGCAGTATCACGATCGCCAAGACTTCCATCTTCAAGCAAGTCGATGCCGGAGATATAATTTGTAGATTCGATGCAATTTAGCAAGTTCATACCCGTTTCAGTCAAAGAACAGGAATTGTCGCACAAGCTGATTTCGGTATTCGACGGCTTGCAGGCATATAAGGAGGAAATCATTTATGGTTCCCTTCGGACTACTAATTTTGCACTGATCGACAACAAGAAGTGGCTGTTAAAAAAACTCGCAGACTACGGATTCTCCGGTCTTCCCTACGAGATGCCTCTACTGGTACTTCAACAGCTATTACTCAATGCTGTAAAACTCAATAAGTTACGTGGGAGTTACGATGGTGTCAGACTGTTCGTCAGTATCATTACGATGGGAGAGGTCACTATCGACACAGACGGTTGGCTGAAAGATTCTGAACAACTTATCCCCGATTCTACGATACAGGGGTACATTACGGAGGATAACGCGAAGCCGTACTTTTATGTCGTAGACGATACCGACGTATTGTCTCAGACGAACACGTTGACGATTCACGTAAAGACACCGTATTTCGGTTCAGATTACGTCATTGCCGAATATGACGACGTAGTGTCGACGTACAATGAGAATAAGGCGGGTTTCTCCGACGGAGGTTCTACGATGGTGTGGAATATCCCCGAGATCGAAGAATACCTGATCGGTACCGCTGACAAGGAGGGGGCCATAAATGAATTCGTCAGCTTCTATTCCGAGGCCCAGATAACATGGGACGTCCAACATCGCGACAGCCCCTATTACGACAAACTGTTAAATCCGTATTTCAGGAATGAGTAGTATTAAGGACAAGGTGTACAACGCCTCGCAAAAAATTATTCGGGCAGTCTTTCATGGCGCCCCCAATCTGTTTACGGCTCCCGATATAAACCGTCAGCTGGACGTGTTCGACTATCGTTTCGGCATGTTGGAGGGTTTCCTTCCTGCTACGTCGGATATGACTTTCAATGTTGCTAACGGTGAAGCGAAGATGACTTACTCGTACCTCGAAGTCGCTGGGGTACAGTTATATAAAGGCAGTTCCAAGACGGATGTCATTACCGACGGTTTCTACAATGACGACCACCTGATCGGACTGTACGTCAAGCGTAAGCTCGTCACGTATGCGAACGACGGAGCGGATCATCTTATCTCGGGCGCCGTATTCGTCGACGGTACCTCTATGGCAGCGGCGGATCACTACGTCATATCCGACTACGGGTTCGTCGTCGGTACGGCTCAGTCCGGTACGACGCAGTGGGTGTCGCTTCCTTCGGATGCCGAGGTCGTGTCGGTGGTGTATTCGTTCAACGTCCTTCTCGGCGCAGGATTGCGTTCGAGAGTTCCCAATACGCTCCCGAAGGGATACCCGATGGCGACCAAGATCATCAATACGGTGGTAAATCTGTTTCAGTATCAACCGAGTACGGTCAAGTACGAGATTCCCACCGAACAGCTCGGTTCCTATGCTACCGGTATAGGAGGCGTCGCTTACTTCTACATGGACAAGGATATGCTGATGGTATCCGTCGATGCGCAGGTGGCGTTCAACAATACGGAGGTACCCCAATCTCAGAAGGTTCTTACGGCCAGTATTCCGCTGTCCTCCGTATTCTCGCAGACGTGGTGGAACGTAAACGACGTACTTATTGCCGGTGGTGCCACGACGACGAATACGGGGGAGGCTCAGAATCCGTTCGTCGTTGTATGCCCGGCGGATTTCATGCAAAAACCCGGCAATATCGCGCACACTGAGTACCGAACGTATGTAACCATCGAAACGCAGGGAGAAACGTCTCTAATGACGCCTACGGTCAAGCTGTGCATACGGCTCGCCGCGCAGTCTGTTGTCGGGACTTATTCGTGCCGGTTCCGCGGACAGCTGATCGTACCGAATAAGGGCAGCCGTGCGTAGGCGGTTTTGGGACGTTTGCAAGAGTCGAAAGTTTTTGCTATATTCACGTAGTTTTTAACGGTCGAAAACGACCTCGGTTCAGGGACGATTTTTGGACGGTTTTGGACGAGGTTTTGGAGTTAGGTCAGACCAGATATATTTAATAACAGCTAAATACAGAAGTAGAATATTATATAATTATATATAATAGATATATGGGTATACGGAGTATACCCGGGTATTAGAAGTTATTTACCGTATTGTAGATATAAATTGCGTGGCCAAGCATTTGAAGCATGGGAAAAACGACGATTTTTCAACCTGAATTAGCGACCATCGACGAGCAGGGTTTTCGGCTGATGCGATCTCCTTTCCACGGGAGGACGATCCGCGGTTTCTCAATCGAGGGTCTTGCGCGTCATTACTACGGATACTTTTCGCGGCAAATCGACGCACTCAACGAGCGGATGAAATTGCTGGGTGAATCTCCGCGCGAACTTGTCGAACTGCAACAGTCGCGGGATGTTTATCTGAGGAACTACTCGGCGAATGTTTTCAATCATTGCTTCTGGTTCGAACAGCTTACCGAACGGAAGGTCGAAATGCCGGAATCGCTCGAAGCGCTTTTCCGCAAACATTTCGGAGACTTCCGCGCTACGGTAAGGGAACACGCCGCGACGAATATGGGTTCCGGTTTTCTGTGGGTGTACGCACGCGGTTCGGACGTATACATGCGCATGTGCCCGAATGCGCTTAACCCGCTGTGGAGGGATACGCCTGCCCCGTGGCAGGGATCACCGCTGTTCTGCATCGATCTGTGGGAGCATGCGTGGTATATGGACTACACGTCGTGCGACGAATACGTGAATGGAATTCTTGACGACTGCACTGACTGGGAGGTCGTTACCGAACGAGCTATCGAATATGGAATATTGCAGCAACCTCCTCGCGACTGAACGCGAGATCATCGAACATGGAACCTCAGTCGAGGAAATATCGGAGACGCTCACACTCCCGAATCCGAGATACCAGAATATCGTCCGGTTCGGTAAGGGAAGGTTTTATTCGAAGGTAGACCCTACGATCTGCTATCTCCGAAAAGAGGGAGACCGGTATGTGCTTCCCCGCTACTACTTCGGGCAGCCGAAGTCGACGGACGGTCTCGTCATGGGAAGACGCACGTCGTTTAACCACAGGATCACCCTCAGAGACTACCAGAAGAAGTTTTTCGACGACAACCCCGCGATGTATGATTCGTCGGGGGTTCTGATCGAGATGCCGTGCGGTCACGGGAAGACGGTCTGTGCGATTTACCGCACCGCACGACTGCAAGTGCAGACGCTCGTTTTGGTGCCGACGTATTATTTGGCGCGACAGTGGGAAAACGTCATCCGTGGTACAACTGATGCCTCGACGGTCGTTTTGACGTCTAATGCGACGGAAATGCCCTTTAACGCCGATTTTACGATCGTGGTTCTCGACCTCTTTACGGTTCGCGTGCTGCCGGAGGAACTGGTGAACAATATCGGACAGGTTATCTTAGACGAGGCGCACAGGATCGGTGCCGACACGTATATGCCGATACTTGATGAAATCCCGGCGTATTATCGGACGGCTCTTACGGCCACGTTCCGACGAACCGACGGTGCGCATAAAGTGCTGGCGTATCATTTCGGGGATCGGTTCAGGATGGAATACCAGTTCCGCAAGCCTTATGTGTACGCGCTCGATACGGGTGTGGAGGTGCGCGGTGTCACGTCCAAGAACAGGCCGCATTCGACGATTCTGAAATATCTGGAACAACACGACTATCCCTACACGGAGACCGCATCGGCGATAAATTTCGATCCCAAACAGTGCAAGTCCGTAACGGATGAGTATATGGCCGGTCACTGGAACAAGACCGAGTACAGGGAGCTTATGAAGACGCTCGAACGCGCACAGGATATGTCCTACACTACGTTGGAGAGTTATCTGTCGGAGAACTGCGCGCGCAGGAAGATCGCCATACGCGCTATTCAGGAGGCGCTCGACAAGGGACGCACCGTGCTGTTTCTGTCGAAACGCAAGGAGGTGCTCAAAGCACTGTACGAATACTTCTACGACTACGGGCCGATGCTGGTCATATCGGAGACGAACCGGTTCACGGAGGATGAGACACGGTATCTCGAAAACGAGTGCCCGCTCGTGTTCGGTGTCACGCAGCTGGCGAAGGAGGGTTTGGACATTCCCCGTCTCGATACGCTTATCATACACCTTCCGCTCAAAGATACGGAACAGGCCATCGGCCGCATATCCCGCGAGTTCAGCGGCAAGAAACCTCCCGTCGCGCTGTACCTTCTCGATAAGTGTCCGTACACATACGGAGTGTTCAGGGCGGCCCAGAAGACAATCGCGATAAATGCCGAATACAGAGGGATGACGACGATCCCTGAGTTGAAGAAGTTACTTTAATGACTTAGAGAAACATGAATTTTATTACCATTATCGCACGAGAGATCGTTAAATTGGTTATATTTGTAGTGCTCGTGTGGATGCCTATCGAACTTAGCAGGATATTCGATGACGCCAGCTATCTGTGGATGTATGCGCTGTCGGTATTTCTGTTCATCGTTACGATTACGCATTACGAGAACCTTTCCCGTATAGACGCTATCGAGAGGACATTTGACAAAGACGAGGATGATGACACAAGAGAGTAACATACGACCCAACCGCAGGGAGAGACGACTGCTTCTCCGCAGGGGAAAGACCGGTGAGCGGTGGACTACCTTCGCCGACAACAAGGGATTCGAGTACGACTACAAGAGCGTGGCGAAGTTCGCTTCGCTGTGTAATTTCATCCTCGGGGGACTTAAAAGGGGATTCCCCGTCCTCGCACGCAGGCTGCACTATCCGGCATGGGCCTGCTATCCGTTCTTTTTCGTCAAGCGCGACCTGAAAGTGAAAGACCCGATTCCGATTCTCAATCATGAGAGGATACACGTAGTCCAGCAAAGAGAGCTGCATACGGTCGTAAGTATTCCCGTAGCGGTCGCAGCGGCGTTCACTACGCCGTGGCTGCTTCTGGCGGTGCCGTTCGTGCCGACGATCGTATACATGGCGGATTACGTCAGGGTGTGGGTGAAACTCTCGCGTATGAAACGGGCGGGTGAAACCAAATACGGGAAGATAACCGCGCAGGTAATCCGCGCCAATACGTGCTTCGAATTGGAAGCCACGTCGAAGGCTCCCAATGCGAACTACCTTCTGGAACGCAAGTTCATGGCCGAACTCGCGTGGACTGGTTGGAAAATATTCCGCAGCTATGGGAAGTAAATGGTATCGTTTCATCAATGGAGTGTTCGGGGTTATCTACTCGTTCGCACTCGGGATGCTGCTGTTCGAAGTGTCATTTACGGAGGACGACGTGGCGATGTTCGTCGTAAGCGATTTTCTGTGCGTGATCTGTTTCGTGGCGGCTACGGCGTGTTTCTATCAGATGTATACCGGTAAAGATTTGTTTCGATGAATTACGATTTCGACAGGGATACCCCTCAGAGCGCATACGATGCGTTGTATGAGAAACCCATAGGGTATGTGTTCTCGGTAAATCCCGACGACTACGAGACGGTCATGGGGAGAATTTCCGATGGCGCCCGCGATGGATTTGCCGTGTTCCCTATAATGCCCGGGACGTCGCTGTACGTGCAGTATGGGTGTGACCATTGTGTGGTCACGACCAAGTAGGACGTTTGGAAATATCATTCGCAACGTCTATATTTGTTCTCGTTCACAAAACATTTTTCACAATTTAATTTTACAAAACTATGGTAATCGGAAAAATTAAACCGACGGCTACTCTCGTAGCACAGTACCCCGCCAATTGCGAGGTCGATGCAATCGAACATGACGGCAGACTGTTCCTGCCGGTCGTATCGCTCGGGGCTTTCACACCGACTAAGGAGGAAGACCCGAAGCCCGCTAAAAAATCCGCTCCGACGTTCGAGGAGGCTACACGGGAGCCTGCCGCAGTTTCTCCCGCTCTTGCTGTATCGGAAGCCGAAGTTTCGGAGGACGACACGCAGGATGAACTTCCCGTGTACGCTGAACGCGATCTGATGGAGATGCCGACGAAGGAGCTTCTTGCTATCTGCGAAAAGCTCGGTATCGATCCCGACGCACAGGAGGGTAAGAACACGAACAAGAAACTTCGCCTGCTGATTCTCGACGCACAGGAGGGTATGAAACCTGCCCCGAAGACTACTTCGAAATCCGTGTCGAAGGCGGATGACGATACGGACGATCTTCCGTTCGAGGATTCCATGCCGAAATCTGCCAAGACGAAGGATTTCACGCATGACGTGGCCAAAGTTCTCGAAGCGTTCGACAACGGGGATATGAACGAGAAGAAGTCCCTCGCTACGATCAAGGGATACGCTCCGTCGGATGACTATGACGAGGAGGGTGTCGAAAAGGCATTCCGTGAATTCGCTGACAACAGCGAGGCCGATATCATGGACATCGCCCAACAGATTTCCGATGCGCTCAATTCTCAGTCCGGTGAGGAGGTTGCCGAAGTAGGCTCGAAAGAGGAACCCGCCGGTGAACTGGTAGAGCCTTCGCAACTCCACGTAGGAGATCGTGTGTCCGTATACTGGGCCGACGAGGCGAACAAATGCTGGTACTCCGGCGAAGTGTCTGCGATGCGGCGCGGTAAACCCACGATCAAATACGACGACGGTACGGAGTCTATGCTCGGCGAGCATAACACGAAGATCATGCTGATCGAAGAGTAATCCGATTACCATTCAGCGGACGGGGGAGGGTGACATTGTTTGCTCTCCCTCGTTTTTCAAAACAAGATACATTATGCCTACATTAAACAACAGCGAAGAGGGTCTGGCGTTGACCGCGCTTAATTATCATCAACGGAAACTCGAAATAAAGGAGATCGAGAAGGAACTCGCTACGATGCGTCCGGCACTCGAAGATGGTGTCGACAGGCTCGGTAACGTTACGTCTACTGGAAGTCGTGTGGCGGTTATTCCTTATGCCGACAAGGAGATTCAGTTGAGGAAGGACTTGCGTCTTACCGCCGTGCTCGTTCCCGAAGCGGAGGATATACTCCGCCGTCACAAACTTACGGAGTGCTTGGAGACGACCACGATTATTCGTGAGGATGTCATTCAACGCATGTACGAGAGAGGGGAGATTTCTATCGATGTCATGAAAGAGCTTTACGTCGAAAAGGAGACCCGTGCGTTTTCGGTCAAAGTAAAGAAACGTTTTCATGAGGAGTAAAAAATTCACGGTTTCCATCAACGGGAATCTTACGGATGTATACGTCATTTCCGGTTTCGCTCGTGAGTGTGATCGATCGATCGATACGATACGCCGGTATGAGAGAAACGGTGTTATTCCGCCGGCTTTTCTCACGTACCGCGGTGCCCGCTGCTATCCGGTTGAATTCACGAAAAAAGTCGCACCGCTTATCCGGCGGATTCCGTGTAATAAGAAGTGTCCGACGGAATTGATTGTGGAAATAAACCGAATTTTTTCAGAGGAAAGGAGTAAATATGCCTAAAATTGCAGAAACCGATGCCAAGAAAGTTCTCCGTGACGCAGGGTGTACGGTATACTACGAGAAGTCGCTGACGAAGAATCTCGGTAATTACGAGAGCGCAAAAGTTACGGTCGGCGTAACGCTGCCGATTGAACCTACGAGGGAGGAGGTCGCATTGGTCAAGACTACGATAGAAAAGGCCGATACGATCATTACCGAGGAACTGGAAGTTCAGCTCAAAGAACTTGACGGTAAGTGATGAACGGGTTGCACAAATTGCGGAAGGAGTTTTCCGTCAGCGGTATCGTGGATTTCGAAATTCTGCTGTACATGGCGCTTATATCAAACGTGTCCTCTGGTAAAGTGGAGGGAGACGATACGGTGTACGCGCTGTGCTCGTGCAGGAGAGACGATCTATACGATATATTTGCGACGTGGGACGAATCCGAGCTCGACAAGGCTGTGGATGTCCTCCTTCACAAAGGTCTTATTTTCATGGACACCGAAGGAGGCATCTACGCCGGTGAAATACGCGGGTCTCGGTTCTTTCCGTTCAACGCGGAGAGTTCCATTGCGGATGCTGCTATCGAAAAACTCAGGGAGGCTATCAAGTCGTTCGAAAAACCTCGGTCGGCGCTACGAAGAAGCCGTGGAAGATTTATCGCCGAACAGATAAACACGTATATAGATCGTGGTATCTCGGAGATGACCCCCGGGGACTTCACCACGTTGTTTACCTATTTATATGAAATATTCACCGGTGGGGAAACGTACACGGTGCGCAATAAGACGGAGTACTATCAGACGACTAACATTCTCAAAGCCTACGATAAGTTCACGACGTTTGCTATATTGGTGGAGGGTACGTTGAATTATCCGGCGTATGACCGGAGGGGTGTACCTACGCTTACTCGGGTTTCGGTAATGAAGGACACGATATTCTGTGCTCTCAGCAGGGGTGACGGGAGCAAGGATTATATGAGGGAGGTCGATGATGAAAGAGAAGGATTCTAAATTTACGCAGTACCTTCTGGATTGCGGGATACGCTCCGGTTGGCACGACAAGGAGATCGACGAGTTCACGAACGATCCGAGAGCGCTCGAAACAGTCATGCAGTACGTGGACAACGTAGGGGAAATGCTTCGAAGCGGTGTCGGTTTGTATCTGTGGGGAGCGAACGGTACGGGAAAGTCGCATCTGTTGAATACTGTATTCGTCAGGTTCATCAAGGAGCGGTACCGGTGTAGGGTTTATTCGATGGACGATATTGTCAGTAACGTCACGGCTTCGTGGTACTCCGATGAACAGAGGGTCATGTTCCAACGGATGCTGTGTACGGTGGACTTCCTCGGTATCGACGAGTTTGGGAAGAACGTAGATGCGAATGGCGATGCTATTCCGCTTCCCGATCTGGTGAAACGGGTGATTGAGTCCGTGCTACGCTATCGTATACAGATGCGACGTCCGGTGTGGATCACGTCGAATACCGATCCGAAGTATATACGAACGGTGTTCTCCGAGGACGTCGGGTCACTCCTCAATGAAGCGGTGGTGCCGGTGGTAGTCCGTGGACAGGACTATCGAACGGTTATTCAAAAACGACTTAAAGGACTGCTGTATGACTGACGGGGAGAAGCTTTTGCTGGCCATTGTAAATAGGAGAGACCTTAAAACGCTGTCCAAAGTCAGAAGACACTGGCTCGATGGTTCCGAGGTGGTACAACATCGGTTCATTGTGGACTACTACAAGGATAGCGGTGAGTTCGTCGGTGCGAAAACCTACTGCGAGAAGTTCGGTCTGGACGCTTCCGAAGTGGATGCTCGTCCGACGTACTATCTGAGGATCGTCCGCGAGAGGTATCTTTTTACACGAATATCGGAGGAGATACCTAAAATCGTAAAGGGCCTGAAAGGAGACCCTAATAAAAAGCTGTCTGACCTCCGTACTCTCGTTTCGTCACTGTCGAACGACGGTATGGAGACAAAGGACGTTCTCTATTCGGACGATACCGACAAACGTCGTACCGATTACGAGGAGAGGGTCGCTACAAAAGGTGTCACGTATCTCAGTATGGGTGCTGAGGCTTTGGACTCTACATTGTACGGGTACAGGAATACGGATTTGATTACTATCGGTGGTCGTGCCGGTCAGGGAAAGACGTTTTTGATCGTGTATCTGGCCATACTTCTGAACAAGGTCGTAATGAAACTTCGTGAGGAAGGTACGTCGATCGGGGACATTCTGTTCATCTCGAATGAGATCGGGGAGGACGAACTTCGGGAGCGGTTCGATGCGATCATGTTCAAGCTTCCTTACGGAAGGTTCCTCAAAGGAGAACTTACGGAGCGTGAAAAGTCGAGGTACTATCATGGTCTGGATTCTTTGAAGGAATCTTCGTCCGCGATACGCATCGTGTACAGCTGCGCGACGATCGACGAACTTACGGCATTGGTCGGTCTGTATAATCCGGCGCTCATATTCGTAGACGGTTCGTATCTGCTGGAACCTTCTATTCAAGAGGGTTGGGAGAAGATCACCTATATTACTCGTAACCTGAAACGGTTGGCCAAAGAGACGAAAACACCTATCGTGAACACTACACAGATGCGTCGTGGAAGCGGTACGAAAGCGTCTAAGGACGGTTTGTCCGGTCAGGATGACTTCGCATACGCGAGTTCATTCGTTCAGGATTCAGACATTGCGCTCCGAATGTTTCAGGACGCGGACATGAAGTTCTACGATCAAGTCGGTCTGGAACTCGTAAAGGGAAGACGTGCTGCGGCAGGTACCACGTACATCTTCCAGAACAACCTTGAAAAAATGGACTTTTCCATAAAACTCAGCGCCTCGTATGAAGACGATACCACAGTTGCTACAACGGTTAGACCCGAAGTCGGAATATGATACTACGGTGGGTTATGGGATTGTGTCTGTCGGTAAGGGGGTTCCTTACGATGTGCTGGTTGAAGGTAGGTTCCGGTTTTTCGGTTGGACTTTCATGGTTCACCGAGACCCTAACAACCCTGAACTTTACGCTGTCTCTGAGGCTAAGACGGGGGCTAACATCAGTTGTTACGGTTGTGCTACGCCCGAGAAGGCGGTCAGGGAGGCGGTGAACGTATTGTGGAGAAGACGATACATGCTTCATACGAGTATTATGGACATAGTAGTCGGTAGACATATCGATTTCGAAGCTAAAAACAGAGGGTTGTCCCTCGGTATCGATGTAATGACATGGAATTTATAAAAGAACTGGGTACGCATCGTACCTTCTGCGAAATTTTCGGGTGGTACGCTGTACCGATCCACTATGACACGGTATTCTGGGTGGACGGCATAAAGTACTGTATCGGAAGCAGGGATGACGCTCCCGAGTACCGGTGGGTGTTCGAGATGGAATCCGGTGCTGCATGCGCACCTGCTGCCGAGGATAACTACAAGGGAAAACGGTATACCGATATGGAACTCGTCGAAATATTCCTGCGCCGTAAGAAGGAGGCGGAGGATTCCGGTGACTGCGTTCCTTACAGGGTTGCCGATTTCAATAATGTAAACAAAGCATTCATGGCCTTATGGGAAGTAACGATTCTAAATTAGGAGACCGCTTGCTGCTTGCAGGTATCGTAATCGGTGCGGTCGTGGTGGTCTCGTGGGTGGTCGCGCCGTTGTTCTATGCAGCTCCGCTGCATTTTTACGCTCGCTTCGCGCTCGCATTGTTCGCGGTGTTGGTCTTTGCGGTGCTGAGGATGTATAATGCCGTAGTAGGGAATACGCGGTATAACATTCACTTGATAAAGGCTATTACGGAGCTTAGGAAGTCACTCGTTCCGCTCGGTACGTTGATACAGACACACAAAACTGCGCTTGGTGTCAATGGAACGAAGGTGAAGTCGGCGACAGACTCCGTGGAGCGCCTCAGGGAAGTTATCGAAAGTCTCAGAACGAAACGATGACCGAGCTTTTGAAAGTATTGGAGGACTACGATCCCGTAAGAATGTCCAACGGACAGATACGGTGCATGTGTCCTTTCAGGGAGAATCATCCCGACGGTAGTGGTAGAAAGTCTTTTTTTCTGTCCCCTGAACTCGGGGTGTTTCATTGTTTCTCGTGCAATGCGAAGGGGAGCGCCGTAAGACTGCTTACTCGGAGATTCGGTGTGAATTACTTCGACGCTATGGAAATGGTTAATCTGGCCAGCATAGTCGGGGATAAACCCAAGAAAGCCGAATTCGAATTGGACAAGTCCTTTACGGTGACACCTCCGAAATATTTTCTCGACAGAGGGTACAAGGAGGAAACGCTTAGACACTTTCGTTTCGGTGAAACCGATGACGGGTGGATGATTATCCCGTTTTATCGCGGTAGAGAACTGGTCGGTTTTCAACAACGAAAACAGACTCCTGACAGAATTGTTCGAAACAATACAGGGTTCAACAAAAAGGAGTATTTGTACAACTATGACGACGGGTACGATTACGTGGTAGTCGTGGAGGGTTATTCGGATGTACTCCGGCTGTACGAACACGGGTACAATGCTACGGCTGTCCTCGGTGCTGACGTAAGCCGGTGGCAGGCACGCAAAATCTCTGAATTTGAGCACGTATATCTGGCCTTCGATAATGACGACGCTGGAAGACGCGCCACGGAGATTGCCTATTGGCAAGTGTCCCCGTATACGGATGTGAAACTAATACCCTATCCCACGAAAGACCCCGGTGAGTGTGTGGATAAACGAACGTGGGCAGAGAGTTTTCGCGATGCTACGGACTATGCCGAATACGCTACTTACATGGCTATGTACTGGGACGGTTACATAGAGATGCGCGAGAAGGTTAAACACGATCTTAAACACAGGGTTGAGGATGATAATTAGCAGTTTATTACTGGAAGAAGATCGGTTGGTATGCGTTACGGCTACCTCACGATTGACTGATTCCGATAGAGGACATCTTCTTAGTTTGTACGGAGAGGATTATATTAGATTCGTGAGTGTCTGTGTCAAGCCTTTTGCTGATAGGTCACGAGTGGTCATTGAATATACGCGAGGTACCATTGTTCAGGAAGCTACGTTCAGCTCTTCCTCTATTAGTGGAGGTATAAAGTACGCCGATCTCGATGAATTTTGCCAACAGTTCCCAGATGTATACTTCGAATGTCTCGACGCTACCGCGGTACCTTTCGACGAGGATACCGAAGTTAGACATCCAGAGGTTTCAACAAACATTTTCAGCGTTGGAGTGTTCTCCGATGCTATCGTTGCAACTACGGATAGTCTATTTACTACACCTCACGTGAGAAAGGAAGTATGTAACCATATCGCACAGGTGCTATACGATAATTACGAGCGGTACATTGATGAGAGGATCGAAGGAGGTAAGACGCGGTGTGCCCTATCTGTTAAAGTAACATCTGAGGAGAAGGATTCTTTGGCCGTTTGCAAATAATGATTACATTTGCTATCTTTACAATAGATTAAATCCATGTCGGGTTATATGTAACCCACAGGTAATACAATACCAACTAATAATTAAGCATTATGCCATCATTGGAAGGGTCTCCCAGAAGGAGACGTATCTCGGAGGAAACATCCGAAAGAAGCACCTCCGGTTGGGGTGCAGTCGCCCGCCGTCAGGCAGAGATCGCTGAACGACGGAGTGAAATGGAAAACCAAGTAAAGGAGTTCTATTTGAAGGACGGTGAGTCGGCCACGATTCAGTTTCTTCATGACGAGCCGTATTGTTACGACGCACATAGCGTGCGCGACAAGAACGGTCGTTTCTCCGTAGTCCCGTGTCAACTGAACACGCAGAGACGTTGCGAGATGTGTTCTCGCGGTATCAAACAAACGTGGAGGGCCGCATTCAAGATTCTCGACTACCGCGGTTCGTGGGACAAGGACAAAAAGAAGTTCACCTACGACAAACCGGTCGAAAAAATCTGGAAGGTCGGTGCTACGATCGCCAACCAGCTGAAATCGATTCGCGATCGTCGTGGTAAGGAACTAACGGAGATGGTTCTCGAAGTCACCCGTTCGGGTTCTAATACGGACACGACGTACAATTTCGAACCGGCGTTCGATGATGACGATCGAAAGAGAAGTCCTATTCCGTGGAAAGAGGCTACGCCTCCTGTCGAGACGTTGTGCCAACCTCCCACGGATGACGAGATCGACGCATCAGGTTATTCCGATTCTATGTAATGACAGGGAGCGATAAGCTCCCGTCTTTGTCTTATCACCATGAGAAAACTCGATCTATATAAAGGTAAGGGTCTTCTGTTGTCCAGTGTCCGTGAATTGGAGGAATATTTCGAGAGCCTCGAATCCGATGGACTCCTTACGTGGGACTGGGAGACTACCGGTTTGGAGTACGACAGTATTCCTTTGGGTCTCGCGTTACATCAACGGGGTAAGGAACCGTGTTTTTGTCCAGTCGATTACTTTTTCACGGAGGCGGTTCCGATCGGTGACATTGTAGAATTGTGCAATCGGTATTTCCCGCGATTCCGTATGATCGGACACAATACGAAGTTCGATAGCATGATAAACGTGATGCAGGGAATCAAGGATGAGAACTGCCGTATCTTTGCAGATACACTTACGATGGTGCATCTGTACGATCCTGCGTTAGACATGCAACTTGAAACACGTGTTGCTGAGGACTTCGGTTATAGGAAGCCTACATTCGAACGAAAATGTGAGGAAGCCTTTCCCGGGAGTAAACGCGGTCAGTGGAAGTGGAATAAAATAAACTGGTCGGTGTCTGGTAACGAGCTACTGCCGATTCTTGCTGCATACGCTTGCGAGGATGCCTATTGGGAAACCAAGTTGTACCATTACTATCGTCCTAAACTGGACAGTGATGCGATGTGGGTTCTCGATAACATCGAGATGCCACTGGTAAATATCCTTCGTGATATGAAGATACGGGGTGTCCTTATCGATGTTCCGTTTCTACGGTCACTTGGAGATGTGGTCGATGTGAAGCTCGCTGAGCTTAGGGAAGCCATCTACGGGGAGGCCGGTTGCGTGTTCAATCTGCAATCGTCACCGCAGAAACAGAATATTCTGTACGACAAAATGGGGCTTCCGGTTCTCAAAGCTACCAAGTCCGGTGGACGAAGTACGGATGCCGACGTTATGGAGATGCTCGCTGACAAGGGGTATAAGATAGCTGAATACTTCGTGAAGTACTCCGAGATTCAGAAACTAAACTCTGGGTATATCCAGTCGATTCCTGCGCTGGTGGATCGACGTAACGTACTGCGTGGAGACTTGAATTCAAACGGTACTAAAACGGGAAGATTCTCGTCCCAGAATCCCAATCTTCAAAATCAACCTAATAACCACGACTTCCCGATACGGAGGGCGTTTATACCGCGCCCCGGGATGGTGTTTCTGAATTACGACTACTCGCAATTGGAGTTGCGCGTTATGGCCCATGTAAGTCAGGACAAACACTTTTTGGAGGTATTTCGAAACGGTGAAGACCCGCATGGTGATGTGGCCCGACGATTGGGTATTCCTCGACGTGGCGCTAAGGTGGTAAACTTTGGAGTTCTCTATGGTATGGGGTCTGACAAGTTGGCTCATACGATTAACGTTTCCACGAAGGAGGCTGACAAGATCATCAATATCGATTATTTGAGGACATACGCCGGTTTCGCTGCATGGAAGGTTAAGACAGAGAACTTCGCTAAGCGGTATGGTTTCGTAAAGAACATCTTCGGTCGCATACGCCGGTTGCCGAATGCTACGAAGGGGCCTCTTGAAAGAACACCTAAGGAATTCTACGGTGCTCTCAGACAGTCTGTTAATACGATTGTGCAGGGAAGCGGTGCCGATATGGTTAAGCTTGCCATGATTAAGATGGCTACTCGTTTCAAAGAGGAGGGAATCGACGCGCATCTGGTGTTGCAGGTTCACGATGAAGTCCTTGTCGAAGCATCGATAGCTGATATGTATCGTGCGCAGGAGATCGTTATCGACAGCATGGAGAATGCAGTAAAATTGAGTGTTCCGATGCTGGTTGACGGTAAGATTATTACGAACTGGGCCGAAATGAAGGATGACGATACGCCGAGTTTCCCGCTTCGGTTCGATTACTCACTTTACACTACGCTGTTATGATCTACGAGGATGAGGAAACCCCTACGATGGGGGAGGATTATGAAGACGAATATTTCGACGACGGTATCGACCAGAATGATCCTGACGATGGGGATTACCCGGATGATGGTACTGACGAGGAATACGACGAAGTGGAAGATGCCCTGTCGGAAGCAGCAGCTATCGACGGTGGTTTGCAAGACGCTATTCTAACAACCATTAACAGTTTTTTCTAATGCCTAAGAAAGCTGTCTCGTCATTCGCGGCGATGTACGAGAAATTCAATGATACGATGGGATCGGGTGTGATACATACTGCCTCCAAGATGCCTCCGTGCCGCAAGATAAAGAGCGTTATTCCGATGTACAACTACGTGACTACCGGTGGGTTCCCCATTGGACGTATTATTGAACACGTAGGGCCGAATGGTTCACTGAAAAGCTATGCCGGTTACGATGCGTTGGCCAAGTTTCAACATTACGACTGGGCGAATCATGTGGAGAACGCCTTCGTGTCATTCGAATGCGGTGGTGAGGGTGAGATCAAGGAGATCAAAAGTTACACCCTGCGCAAGGGATATAAACCTGAGCGGGAACCCGAATTCCGCTACTGCGTGCTGGTCGATCTCGAATCGACGTATACGCCTGACTGGGGAAAGAGACTTGGAATAGATAACGACGCCTTGATACTATTCCGCCCGTCGTCACTGTCTCAGGCGGTAGATGCGATGCAGATATTTTTGGCCGATCCGAACATATCGTTCGTCATGTTGGACAGTCTCTCGGCGATCGGTACCGATGACGAGATGGAAAGTTCTATGGAGAGTAACCAGATGGCTTCCGGTGCTCGTTTTTGGAGCCGCGCGTTTAGAAAGTTTCTGTCGGCTATGATTGAAAATCCTAACAAGGGGGAATCTACGCTTTTGTATATAAACTCGCTGTACCAGAAGACCGGTATCCCCTACGGGAATCCTGAAATGATCCGCAACGGAGACCAGATCGCACGTGCGAAAACATTGTCCGTGAAGTTCAAGGCGTTGAAGGAGATTCAGGGAAAGACCGACACCGGAGATATTGTGACTGGACAGAACATCGCTCTGGAATGCCTCAAAAATAAGGTAGGTATCGGTAAACGCAAGGGTAGTTTCTATTACGCCTATGTGGATGACGGTGTTGTACCTGCTTACACGACGGACGTAAACAGTCAGCTGATCGATCTGGCTATGCGCTTCGGTCTTATCGAACGCAAGGGGGCATGGTACATTTGGGGTGATTTGCGTGTTCAGGGTCTCGATAATTTCGTAACCGAGGTGGTATCTAAGGGTAAACTTTCGGAGATCGAACGCGAGATCGACGCCAAGATAAGCGATACTTCGTTATGACGTACCCGAGCATATACTTAGAAGGAACCTGTGTGACGTTTACCCAAAAGCAGTGCGAAAGACTGTTCAAGGGTAAACGTCCTATTTCGTGGAACTGGCTCCGCAGAAGAATAAAGTCGCAGATTCCCCAGCTGTACGATGCACTGTCACTCGACCTTTGCACCTTCTACGAGGACAAGACGTATTCTACAAAGACGCATTACATCTTTACGCATTCCGCGACGGATTACTTCCTTCGCAAGGTCTGATTAAAACAACGGCTATGTTCGTACATGCTTGCAAGTGCAGGGTATTCATTCCGTGTGCCGGTTTCAAAAAGTACTTTCTCCGTTTGGGATATTCTGTGTTCTCCGGTTCAATGGTCAATACGACGTTGTATGCGCATCCGACGGAGGACGGTGCGGTTCTTACGGATGTTCCTGACGAGGCTTACATACATACATACATAGACTGCGGCAAGAACGTAAAACTGTTCAAGGCTATTGCCGCGATAAATGATGCTACGGACTATGGACAGGTGTTCGTGTCGACTTCCGGCTGGACGCTTTGTCCGTTCAACGTGTTTCCGGTGACACCCAAAACCGAGGGTTTCCGAAAGGCTACCGCGGAGGAACTTATTCAAAGAATCGACGAAATATGCTTTTAGGAATTATCATTACGTTTCTTGTCATCTGGTTTCTCTTGTTGCTCGGAGAGACTATTATATGGAGTGACCGATTCAGGTGTTTCCCCAAGATTACATTGATCCGGTTCATGTGGATATACGCTGAGGTATTCATGATGTGTTTGTCGGCGTTAGTCCTTATTTTCTCGTTTCTGTTTTTATGATTGCTCCGTATTTGCTTCCGGTGTCCGACACGCTGCCGCGGAATGTCCGCGTGAATGAATGGGGTGTAGTCGTCAATCCGTACAGAATCCATATTTCGGACAGTTCCCGACAGGAGGTTTCGCTGCGGTTCATCCGTGTAGACGGGTGGTGGTTCGGAGATGTAGATTATCGGTTGCGCGTTACTGGTAACAGACTTTCCCCGATCAAATACGATATACCGAAATACGAAAGTCTGCAACGATTCATAGAGGTCTGTGCTGACAGTTTAGGGTACACACTGTCCCAGAATCCTCGGAGTTCCTTTCTGAGAAAGGTTCTTCCGATGATCCGCAAATTGTCGACGATGACCGAAAAAGAGATCATGCAATATGCCGAACAAGAACTTCCCTTGTAAACTTCCCAAATACGCCGGCAGATTGTTCGGCGAGGAACAAACTACTCGTGCGCGTTCCGGAAGACAGGAGAGTAGGATCGCACGCGAACTGAAAGGACGTGTTACGATCAATTCCGGTGCTACGTTCGGACAGAACGACGTGTTCACGGACTACTGCGAAGTAGAAGCCAAGACTACCGGTAAGGAATCCTTCTCGCTGAAATTGTCCGACTGGCGGAAACTCAGGAAGAAGTGTTCCACGACTAAGATTCCCATACTGGTTGTCGACTTCGAGAGTTCTAATGACAGTCTCGCGGTTCTCCCCTACGACGATTTGCGATACCTTATAGAGAAGGTGAATCGTGAAACGGACTGAACGCGAGACGTTTGGATAAGTAAATCCGAATCCCTATATTTGCTACGAAACGACAAAAACAATCCCCACAATGAAGTACTATTTCGTAAAGACCCTTGAAGATAAGGGTCGCCCGCGTGTCCGTGCGTTATCCGGGCAAACTTTCGAGGATGGAACACCGGTTGACACCACGCTCAACGTCAGAGCCGACCGTGAGATTCGCACCCACTATCCTATGGGAACCGTCTACGGTGTCAAATCCCTTTCGATGTCCGCAGGGTTCCTTGACGTGGAACTCGACGGAGACTCTCGTCCGATGTGGCCGCTCAACGTTAGGTCTTACAAACTGGACTCCCACAAACCTCCCATCGAGATGGTAAAGGCATACGAGGAGTTCATAGGTGTCTCGACGAAGACACCCAAACCCTCTACCGACAGGTCGGTCTCTGTAAAGAGCTATCTGGGCCGTCTTATGGGAAACAAACGGTTCGCACCTCCTACGATCGAAGGACAGGGGTTTTTTGTAAACTCGTCGCAGTGGTATCTGTTGCTTCGGAATGTCCAGAATCAGGTAAACACGATTCTGCTCGGTGCCACCGGTACGGGAAAAACCGAATTGGTCAGACTTATCTGCGACAGACTGGGTATCGAATGCCACGTGTACGATATGGGCGCCATGTTAGACCCTATAAGCGGTCTTTTGGGCGTGCACCGTTTGTCGGAGGGCGGTTCGGTGTTCGACTACGCGAAATTCACGCAGGACATCCAGAAGCCGGGGGTGGTTCTCCTCGACGAGCTGTCACGCGCTGCGGTGTCGGCGAATAACATTCTGTTCCCGTGCCTTGATTCCCGCAGGGAGCTGCCCGTTGAAATAGCAGGAGGAGGAGGAATGCGGTCTATACCGGTGCACCCGGACTGCTGCTTCGTCGCTACGGCGAACGTCGGTGCGGAGTATACCGGTACGATCGCTATCGACAGGGCGCTTATGAATAGATTTTTTCCGATAAAGCTCGACTATCTGCTGCAACCCGATGAAGTTCGGCTGCTGGTAAAACGTTGTGCGGTCGATACGGACAGTGCCCGAAAAATCGCTGCCGTGTGCAAGGAGATACGCGAGGCGTTCGACAAAGGGGAGCTGTCATGCGCGATGTCTACGAGAGAATCCCTTATGGCGGCTGATCTCGTCAAGGACGGTTGGTCGCCTCTCGAAGCTATGGAACTGGTGTTCCTTCCGCTTTACGAGGGAACGGACAGCGAGGGTGAACGCGGTATCGTGCGTAGACTTATAATGAGCCGTTAATATGCGACACGAAACACTGACACGCGAGGAGGTCGACGATCTTATAAAGGACTGGTTCCAAAGAGATGGTGATGCGTTCGTGCACACCGGTACGGTCGACCGCGTAGGCTGGGAGAGCACACTCGACGCCGGTGAGAGCTATTCCGCATACCTTATCGAGGCTCCTACGTTGAACGATCTTATACGGAGAGCGTATCCGCTGGCTAACGACATGCTGGTATCGATGAATCTGCCGAAGAAGGTTCACGTGAAGATACACAACGGCGGTACGCACTGTACAGACCTTAAAACGGTATACTTGTCGACGGACTTTTTCGACAACAAGGAGCTGTCCGTCGGTGAGAAGCTGGACATATTCCTCGGCGCTGCCGTACACGAAGGATGCCACGTATTGTATACTACGACACTCCATGCGGTAGATAACGAGGTAATCCGTTCGCTGTGGAACGTTATCGAGGATGAACGTATCGAACGTCGGTTGGGCGATGACAAGCCGGGGTTTTCCCGATTCCTCGAAAAACTTCGCTACTACTATTTTGACTACGTGTATTTGGAGGGCGGCGTGATCGATGACGTAGAGAAGAAAGATGACGCGGGAAGATTTCTCGATCTGCTGCTGCGCATTATCCGTTATCCGAAATACCTGAAAGAGTCGGACTTTGAATATTTCGGTGCCTACCTGATGGACATTAAAGAGATTTTGTCCGAGTTTCCCGACAGTACGGAGGAATCTCTGCGGTGCGCTCGTGAAATATACGAGGTCATAAAGGATATGTACAGGGACGCCGAGAAGGATGCTTCTGAGGTTATCGAGAAACTTCGTGATCTTCTCGGTTCCGCTACTGCTGACGAGAAACCTGCGGGTGAAAGTTCGATAGATGACACGAAAATGTCCGATGCCGTCAAGAAGGACGATGGTCTTCTGGGTGATCTGTGCGAGGGTACTGTCGAATTGGGTTCTGCGAGGGAAACTTATTTCTATCCGGTAACTCCGAATAAGGAGAAGTATTTAGAGGCTCTTTCAAAAGTTCGCCGTTATGTACCAGCCATCTCTAAGATCATACGCGGTCATTGCAAGGAGTACAAATACATCCATCGTGGAATGCGTAGCGGTACTCTGGATACTAATAAACTGGTAGAAGCTATTCAAGGGGTTCCTTCTGTATATATCCGTGAGGGGGAGGTTCGTTCGGATCGTGTCGCTGTGTGCGTACTGATCGACGAAAGTGGATCGATGTATGGTTCCCGCATAGAGGCTGCACGGGAGGCTGCTGTACTTCTCAACGAGGCCATAGGTAGTATTCCGCAGGTAGAATTATTCATATACGGTCACACGGGAGATGTGCGCAGCGGTCATTCTACGGAGATGCACGTGTACCGCGAGGGGAGGAACGCCCCGAAGTACGCGCTGGGTGCTATTGAGGCACTTTCTCAGAATAGGGATGGTATCGCTATTGTCGAATGTGCCAAGAGGGTTCGCGGTCATACGAATTTACCGGTATTGTATTTCATACTGTCAGATGGTTCTCCGTGTGCCGCCGATTATGGCGGAGATGCCGCGATGAAGCATGTACGACAATGTGTGCAGGAAGTTGAACGTATGGACTTCACTGTGGTTCAGGTGTGCATCAATCATAGCTACCCACCTGAGAAAATGTTTAGACGATATATTATTCTTGAAGATATGTCTACGTTGGCTGTGTCTTTGGGGAGAGTTCTTAAAAAGGCGACCATGCGTGCCACGACTAATAGGGTGTACTAATGCCGAGAAAAAGTCCTATATTTGTAGACGAGATTAGGTATTAGTCAGGGGGAGGAGTGGTTTCTTTCGTGGGGATTGTGACCCCCCCCCTACCGGTTCCGTAGCTCAGTTGGATAGAGCAACAGCCTTTGGATAAGGAGCTTGTATGTGGAAGATTGAGAAAGTCATAAGTAAAGGTGACTATAATTACGCCTTAGTGCCAGAGCATCCCTTCGCTACGAAGAATGGGTATGTTCTGTTTCACAGGGTTGTGATGGAGAATCATCTTGGTAGAGTTCTTAATCGTAATGAGGTGGTGCATCATAAGAACCACAATAAAAATGATAATCGAGTAGAGAACCTCGAAGTTTTTGATGCTTCTGAGCATTGTCGTAAGCATGCCTTAGAACGTGGACGTAAGATGGTCTCTTTAAGATGTCCTATTTGTGGTAGAGTATTTTGCAGAATGTCAAATCAGATACATCTTGCGCGATACTCAAAATATGGGTGTACTTGTTGTAGCTCTAAATGTAGAGGGAAACTATATAGAGCTATACAACTTCATGGACTAACGCATACGATGGAGACTGCTATATCGGCGAATATCTTAGCCTCGTATAGAGATATTAGAGGAGAGACAACGCCGAGGAAACCCACTTATGAGGGGTTCCGTAGAGACTATACGCAGTCCACCTGTAATGGTGAAGACATAGTCCAGACCGCAACATTAGTACTTCTAATGGTCACGGAGACGTGATGCGGTAAGCTAAGCTGTGGGTCTTGGGTTCGAATCCCAACGGAATCACGAAAACAGTATGACATGGGAGAGATAAAAACCACTCGACGAACGAGTATCGCAAGGATGCTCCGAAAGGAGACCGGTACGGACGGTCAGAAGATAACGAATGCAATCGACAAGGCGTTGACTACGGATGCTGCGTCGGTCGGTGTGTTTTCGCTGCGCGGTATACGCAATGCTGCGAAGGAGCTTATGGAGGCTGCCGAGGATTTCGACCGAAAAGAGTTTTTCGATGCGTTTTTCCGGCTGTATGGTCTGTGCACTGCACCTGACGTTCGCGCACGTGGCGTATTTCACCCTTCGTCGCTTCAATCTGCGTGCCCGCGTTCGCTGGTGTACGAATTGTCCGACGTACCGCGAGACGCTGTGAAATCGTCGATAACCGGTGCCCTGCAAAGGACGTTCGATCTTGGGTCGTGGTTTCATTTATACACGCAGAATATACTGCTGAAACTCGGTTATTTGGAAGCTGCCGAAGTACCGGTAGTGAACGAGGCGCGTTACATAAACGGTAAGGCCGATGGTGTGTTCGCATGGGACGTGTTCGGTGAGAAGGTCGTTCTCGAAATAAAAACCATGAATGATATGGTATACCAGAGGGCTGTTTTCAAACCGTTTCCGAAACACGAGTTTCAAGCCTCCCTGTATGCACGGGAACTCGGTGCCACGAAGATTCTCTATCTGTACTTCAATAAGAACACTTCGGCCATGAAGGAGTTCCTGCTTCCCCTGAACGAGTCGATGCTCGCGCAGGCGGACAAAATAATGGGCGGTACGATCGAACATGTAAGAAACGGTACGGTTCCCAACCGAAGTTGTCCAGACAGCTGCTGCGACGCTGCATTCGATTGTCCGTTCAGAAGCCACTGCTTCGGATTGTAGACACCTAATCTCAAAAACAATATGAAAAAGATTCTTTTATGCCTCGTGGCACTGCTGTGCGTGACGGTAGTCTCGGCACAGGAAGACGATCTTACACCGGTAGAACTGGCCCTTATGGTCGGTAAGACTAACGACGCTATCAAGGCTCGTGCTGAATACGTCGATACGATGCCCTCGGGCGTCGAAGTGTATCGACGCATCAATGCGTATGACAAGATCGAGGTAGCCTATTACTGTACGTTCGACAGTAGCGGGAGACTGGAAAACGTGTGGTATAACACTCCGCATGCGTTGGGCTGGGAACTTAGTTTCATTCTAAGTGACTACAAGGATGAGATCGGTAAGGGTAAGAACGAAAAGTACAATCCGATGTTGGAACTTCACATGCGCACCACGTATCCTTTTAGAAATACGTGGGTGGTATTCGACCATGCCGAACAAAGAGTGTACATCTACAAGAAGAAATAGCTATGCCTCGCCGAATTCCGGAGAGAGTTACGAACCCTCTCGAATTGTTCAGAAAACAATTCACGGAGGTACCTTCCCCTGTGGGGGGACTTCCTACGATGTCCACGCGCATAGCGGATATTGCGTCGGATGATCTCGGTGATCTTATCGCACGCTATACCGCGTGGAGGGAGTTTACCGAAGATCGTCATTTGGAAGCGTGTGCGGTATACGCGCAGGTGAAGTCGGAGTACGATTTGGAGATCGACCGCTTCATTGCCGAAAGTCGCAGGAGCATATCCGCTACGGACAAACGCGCGATGGCCCATGTACACGTTACCGAACTCGGACTTACCAAGAAGCTCGATGAGGCTGGTATCTACCGTGATCTTTTGGCCGGAAAACTCGATTCTTTCAGTAACGTTCTGGCTATGCTCAGCAGAGAACTCACCCGTAGAGGGGTTATGAACGGATAACTATGGAAAATCTTGCATTTTCATTCGACGCAAGTTTCGGCGATTTTCTGACAACTCTCGCACGCGAGAAGATCATGACGGAGTACGATCTCGATGCCGCTGTTAAGGTTTTGACCGATTCCCTCTCTGGGATGAGTAGAGATCAAGCGTTGCACATTCTCAGTGGCGAGTGCGATCTCTCTGTTACATCTGACGGAAGTCTTACGATCGTGGCTGCATCGAAGGATCGCAAATTCTCTCTATTCGACTGGTTGCGCTCCGAGAGATCGTCGTTGGAGGATTCATGCGAAACATGGTGGAAGACTGCCGCCACGTATCGAGACGACTTTTCTAAGCAGACGATACTGGTAACGCTTTTGCAGGCGTGGTCGATGTTGGCCGGTTATCCTGCCTACGGAGTACTCAAAGAATTCGACGAAGTAAAGTGGCTCAGGTCGGTTCAGAAGCAACTACACATGTTTCTTAAAAAGTACTTCGAATTCGGTGTTCTGTGGGACAAAACGATACAGGCGTACCCGGAGATGTTTCAATTAAGACCGTGGTGTAATTGTGAGGAGTTTTCAAGACTACTCTTGGAAGTCGAATCACTGCAACATGGCCGTACCCCCAAAGTGGATTATGAATTGGATCGTTACATCTCCTCGGAACTCATGAACCGGACTATCAAGATAGAACCCGTCGATATAACGGGAGACTACGATGCCGGATGGCTTTCTCCGAAAGGAGAGTTCTACGGATTGCGCGGTACGAAAGCGAATCTGCTCCATATAACCATAGCGAATGCACTTATCGAGAATGGGGTGCTCCCTTCGGAGTTCCCCGACGGTGTTACTTCGGTTGACAGACTTCTCGAAGTTCTCGGATGGTTGAAAACAGAGAAGAACACTGTTATATACGGTGGTTACTGGGTAGACCCAATTGTACCCGTCACCGATGAACAGATCGAGGCTTTGTGCCGGTATGCCGACGCGGTGTATGGAGGTTTCGTTATCATTGACGGGAAATCGATAAGCTCCTATACATTGCGAAGTACGGAACCGATCATGCGCAGAAAATGGTTCAGATAATCGGTTTGCATCTTTAATGGAAATGGCCTATATTTGTCGAAGACCATCAAATATTAGACCATGCCCATTCTTAAAGAAGTATTACACCGAAAACGACCTCCGAAGGAACAGGTACGCAGTAATGGTATCGTCGTAAAGCATCCGACGTCTAAAAATACATGGAAGGAATTCGAACGTCGGGTTGCAAGTTTCTTTGGAACTCGACGTGTTCCTTTATCCGGTAGCAACAGCGGACACGGTACGAATAGCGATTCACTGCATCCTGAATTGTACATAGAGTGCAAAGTACGCCAGAAGTCGTCGCTATGTACCTTGTTTCGGGATACCGCATTCAAGGCGAAGGCTGAAAACAAACTTCCGATCGTTGCGATAAAACAGAAGAACGAACGGGGGTATCTTCTGGTAATGCGCCCGTGCGATTTGGAGGAGATCGTCGAAATACGCATGCGGAGTATAAAAGATGCCGAATAATTTTTAGGAAACGATTTTCTGATTATATTTGTAACGTTCAAGGTTATTTGGTCGAAGGCTTTACGGTATCAATTATGGAGATCGATATTGAAACAAAGACGGTAACTCTTAGGTGTAAATCGTCCACGGATGCCAACAAACTGGCTGGAAGTATATTTTCCGTCCGACAGGTTAATCCCGAATCGAGGATCATAATCCGTGTTATCGGTGCAGGTGCTCTTAATCAAGCCACGAAAGCCTGTATTCTGGCCAATAAGTACTTCATCAAACAGGGTGTAACCCTTGCACTGCAACCGTCGTTTCAGACGGTAGAGGATTTCACCGCGATCGAGTTGAAGATCATCTTCATCAAAAACTGAGAAAGTTTTTTGGAGATAATCATTTTTTAACTACATTTGCAGTAGCGGTTATTACGGCTAATCGCTTTACAAAATAATACGCCGAACGTAAAATAGCTTTCAACTATGGCACGTAGAGCAGCAACTCCCGCTCCGGCACCCGCTCGTGGTGGTCGTCGGGCGGCAGCAGCCCCCGCTCGTGGTGGTCGTAGAGCAGCCGGTGGCGGCCGTGCCGCTGCCAGCACCGCTTCGAAGTCGTAATTCGAGACGGGCGACACCAAGATACCCCTGCACGCTATGTTGTAGGGGTATCATTTTTCAAAGACTGATCGTAACACACTGAATTTATGGAGAAGAAAGTACTGTTGTTTTCCGGTGGCTTCGATTCCATGTTGCAGGAGTGGCTGATAAAACCGGACATTCTTCTGTATGTGGATATGCGGACGTCATATTCCGACCGTGAGATAGAAGCCCTCCTTCGACTTCCTGACCACTATACGCACAGGATGCGTGTTATTCATTTTCCGCTCGGAGAGTACGAACGTGATAACAAGTATCTGCCGTATCGGAACATGTTTTTGGCCGGTCTCGCGATGCAGTACGGGCAACATGTGTACTTCGGTTTCAATGAAGCAGATGATGCACCGGACAAAGACGATACGTTCATCCGAAGACTTACGACGTTGTTTCGCCACCTGAATAAACACTGCATCGGAGATATGGGGTGGGAGACTACGAATTTCAGTTTCTCGGCCCCGTACAAACACCTGACCAAAACGGAGATGGTGGCGGAGTGTCTGAAACAGGGTATGCCTGTCGATTGGATTCGCGGTATTCGTTCCTGCTATGATTCCGAGAGCGTCATCGGTTGCGGTGTGTGTCGTCCGTGTGTGAATCGCGCCGTAGCGCTTATCAATAACGGAATATACTCACCGGAGCTGTTCGACACTCCCATAACTGCGGATCGAATAGCCGATCTTATGAAAGAGACCAGAGAATACGACGGGGGAAATTATTCCAAGAGATACTATGCCGATCTCCAAAAGGCTAAGCGACTACTCCGCTGAGAGTAATAAGGCGGTATTGTTTTTCTCCGCTTCGTCCACGGGTGACACGGAGCAATTGCTCGACTTCGGAATCCGTGAGATTCTTGTATCATATTATTACATGCGGAAAAGTCTGCCGTATTACGAAAAAGTTCTCGACGAACTGCAAAAATGCGGCGGACTGTTTATGACCGATTCGGGAGCGTTCTCCTTTATGGGTGGCGTAGGTGCTGATATTTCGGAGATGACTTCTGAAAAGTACTGGATTCCCTATCTTACGGAGTACGTCGACTGGTTACGTGCGCACAAGGATAAGATATTCTGCGCTGCTAATCTCGATCTGGATAAACTGGTCGGTAGGGATGTAGTACGCCGGTGGAACGAGGAATATTTCGAACCTCTCGAAAAGGAAGGTTTGCAAATAGTATACGTCGCCCATGAGGACGAGGGAGACCCCCACGCGATCAAACATTTCAGGGAGTACTGCAAACGATACCGATATGTTGGAGTAAACCAAACACACAAAGACTACGCTGTTAAGTTTTACCAAGCGGCGAAGGAGCATAATGTGCGTGTGCACGGTTTCGCGTGGACGGAACTTAACATATTGAAACATTATCCTTTTTTCAGCAGCGATTCTTCGGTAGGATATGATAGTATGGTGGTCGTCAAGGACTCCGAAGGAAATGTATTACACATGCCCGTAGGGGAAGTGTTCGACCGGTTTACAGAGAAGGCCGAGTATGCACATGAAAGTCGTGCGCTGACAGAAGGGTACCATACACTCGCAGTAGATGGTGCCAACAGGATTGTGTGGGCGCCCATGCGTTCCGTAGTAAGACACCGTGTGACGAAGACGATGTACCGTTTGTATATAGAGGGCGGTATACGATTGGACGTCACGGAGGATCATTCTCTTTTGCAATTGAACAAGGAGGGCGACCTCGTAGAAGTATCCGCGAAAGACCTAAAAGAGGGCGACTACCTGCTTACGGCTAACCGGTTTCCGTTCGACGAGGATTTGACGGATGACCTGTTCGATGAGACGATGCTTCAATTCTTGGGCTTGTGGTTAGGTGACGGCAGCTATTCCGGTAGAACTGGAATAAACCTGTCTTGCTACAACACGCTTGAAACTCGGAGAATCATCGACGAGGTAGCTTATCGATTCGGGGCTAAGACGACACCCTCTAAGAACGGTGTAGACTGCCATATCTCCAATAAACGTTTACGGAGGTTTATGCAGGAACTTGGTTTCGAAGGACATTCCGATACGAAAAGAATCCCTCCGTTCGTGTATTCTCTTACGGAATCCGACATAGGCTGGTTACTCAACGGGTACTTCTCTGCGGACGGAACTGGTTCTGGTCTTGGTGTGTTCACAATATCCGAGCGACTTAAAGCGGACGTCGTACTGCTGCTGAACGGTATGGGGATACTTACCTCCGTGACGGAGAATCCTTCGGGTCACTTTTTCAAAGATGGGAAACGATATGCCAAGAAAAGGGGATGGCATATCTCTATCCGTGACACGAACAGCAAGAAGCGGTTCCTCGAAAAGATAGATTTCTGCATCGCATACAAACATAACGCGGTGTTCTTGGATGTGATAGGGAATCTCGATAAGGAACAACTGTGGGCTAAAAAATCCGGTGTCCCCGTCGAACTGTCCGTAACGGGACGTATCGCATTTAAAAGAGACACGCCGCGGGTGTCGTCTTTGAAACCCTCACAACGTCGAGTAAACCGCGATCGAAATACGTCGAATTTCGCGCGAAAAGTGGTGGATAACGACGTGTTGTTCCCCGTTATCCGTAAAATTGAAACTCTCCCCGCCGGGGAAGTCGAAGTGTTCGATCTGGAAGTTCCCCTGTATGAGAATTTCATCGCCAATGGAGTGGTGGTGCACAATACGACATGGTTGGGAGGTGTTCGATATGGCACTACCTATGACTACGACGGCAAGAATTTCAGAACGATCGACTATAAACATAAACACATAAGAAAGCTGCGCGCTTTGAAATATAAAAAAATAGGCGTATCTTTGGATGACGTTCTTGGTGAGGAGAAACGAAAACCGATTAACCGAATGAACTTATTGGGTTGGATGGGCTTCCGAAGGGAGTTTCTTAAAATGGCCAACCTCAAATTGCACAACAGGACGGTAGCACATTACAAGTAGTTATGAGCGAGGATGCAGTAAGGGCACGAATCGATAAAATCCGGGAAGCCGGTAATGACGAGGAGAAACTCAAAGAGTGCCTGTGTTCGTTTTTCTTACGTGGAGACTGCCCGACTTGTGTCGGGTGTCTTCAAGAGATGGCCGATCTCAGAGAATGCCGAAAGTTCTACTTCGACCACATACGGGAGAATCCTATGGATATATGGTCTCCCGAATTCGAGGTAGTTAAGGTCATCTCCCGTGATAAGGTTTCTACGGGTGATCTGGTCGGTATCGGTATTCGCTGCGATAACTGCTATATGTCGGAAAAATGCCCGCTGTGCAAACCCGGGTACGAGTGCGGAATAGACTGGGGGAGTGAAAAACCATCGACGCCGGAAGCGTTCTACGAATTCCTCGTAACGATTCAGTATGAACGGGTGAAACGGGCGAGTGTATTCGAAAAAGTCGACGGAGGTGTACCGGATCAATTCCTATCCAACGAGATGGATCGTTTGTCCGGTTATATTCTGAACAGACTCGACCTTAACAGGGAGCGTCTGTCGGTTAACATAGAGGCTACCGGTTCGGCCGGCGGTAGTGCCGGTGGCGGTATACTCGCCAAACTGTTCGGCGGTGGCGGAAGTACGCTTCCCGCTTCGGAAGCTCCGAAGGAGATACCCGCCGAAGTCGTTAAACACGGAGAGATACCCGTTGCTGAGATCATAGAGGAGACCAAACGGGTTCCTCGTAAAGTTCCGAGAGTGAATGACGACAGTAAGTAAACATCTGCGCAAGGGGCGTAACAAAGTATCGGCTGTGCGACGACACTACCGAAAGGGTTCTACGCACAAGACCGTTAACGGGAAGAAGTTCGTGTACGTCGACGGTTTTTGGAAACACGATGACTACCCGAACGCTCCGAAACCGGGATGGTCTTACGAGAGGCTCCTCAAAGAGAGGGAGAAACTCGTAACCGATCTGCAAGACGGTTTGCAGGGACGCGATATTCTGCCTGCACGGAAATACGGTTTGCTTACGCGCAGAATCCGAAAAATAAACCGAATACTCGAATCAAGGAAATAACTATGGAAGCGTTACTGAAATCATTAGTGGGAAGCTCGATAGAGTACCGGGGTTCGGTACGGACTATCGAAGATGCGGCGTTCAAGTCCCGCACACTCCGTACCGAACGCAATCATATTAGAAAGTCTTTGGAGATGGGAAGTTCTCTGCCGGAGGATGTTCGGTTGATTCTATATACGGAACTTCTCGACTATTACCGGAACCAGCCGTACTATTTCGAGGTGCGCAGCAGTATCGTTTTCGGACGTGATCGCGCTAAGGTCATAGACATGCTTTCCCGACCGTCGTCCGAGAGACTCGACGAACTCGAAGTAAGACTTAGCTACGGTAGCAAGTATCCGTATCGTGAAGCCATTGTGTGCGCCTGCGGTTACTTTCTGCGACTGCACGAGAGATACTTAAACGTATTAAAACCGTATTTGACCGCCGGAGAACTTATAACTTGTATCTAAGATGTATAGAGTGAACACGATTTACCCCGCATTCATGGGGGAACAGAACTGTTTCGGGATCGGGCAACGCTGTGTGTTCGTTCGGTTCAGCGGATGCAACATACGGTGCTACGAGAGTACGCTCGGTGTGACGTGCGATACGCCGGAGGCACTGTGTGGTACGTGTGGTACAGATATGACTACGAAGGAGATCATTGAACGCCTCAGGGAGTATAACATACGGACGATATGTCTTACAGGCGGTGAACCACTGCTGCAAAAACCGATAGAGCTTCTGTCGGCTCTGAGCAAGAATGGCTTCGCCGTAGTGGTCGAGACGAACGGTACACTGTCTATCGAACCGTACAGACATGTGGAGAATATAAGTTTCGTGATGGACTATAAAGCACCGAGTGCAGGTGTTAAGAGTTTCTGTCACGAAAATTTTTATTACCTTCGCAAGAGAGACTACATCAAGTTCGTACTGTATGACGATGCGGACTACGAGGATATGAAGATCATCTGCGAACGGATGAAAGGAAAAGTGAATCTTGTTGCCGGCCTGTTTTGGGGAGCGAAAATAGGATATGTAGAACTTGCTAATCGTATTTTGCGCGACAGATTACCTTTGAACCTCAATATGCAGGTTCACAAGATGATGGTACTCTACGACGAGTACCCGGAAGCGGTAAGAACTCTTGCCGTTCCCAAAGAACTGTAAAACCTTAAATTTATCAGACTGATGAAAGAGAACGCTTTGGTTCTGAACGAGGCCGACAAGACGCTTATGTATCTCGTAGGCTGCGATGAAGGCGAGGTAACTAACTTCGCTAACATGATGTCGATTAAGACCCTTCCGGGAAGTACTTATCTCGACAAACTCAACAAGGGATTCTACCAGAAGGTTGCCGTTGAAGGTAAGGCATCCGACTGGGTTCGGCTTGCGGGTTCCAAACCCACGAAGTGCGCCGTATTCGCGATGGCGGAAAATACGTCGTACCTCGGGAAACGTGCCGTCGACTTGCAGGATCATATTGAGATCGGGGCTGACGACAAAGTTACCGGCAACCTTAAATACGTTGCCAAGTTCGTGAAGTTCAACGAGACGGTGAAGGCGGAACAGTCGGGGCACTACCTGTTTCTGTACATTCCGTTGTCTCAGGTGGCCGACGTGCTGAAAACGCAGTCGGTGAAAGTCCAAGTGGACTCCAAGAGCGAAAAAACGTTCCCGCCCGAAGGGAAAGGACTGCCTCTGATCGTTCGTATTGCCGAAGGAACGAAGTCGATCAAGCTGACAGTCGTAACCGGTTCTGAATCCACGACACGTACTTTGGATGTGTCGGAATTGAAACTTCTGTAAACTGGTACATCGCGATAATTTATCCTTAGATTTGCAATATTAAGAATCTACATTTATATTTGCAATGACTGGGTAATAGATGTCGAATCTAAAATTTTAAGCTATGGCTGCAATCAAGAATCTGGTTATTCTGAATCCGGCGGACAAAACACGGTTTTACTCCGTGGCTTCCGGTGAAGGAGCACCTGCTGACGTTACCGATGAGCTGATCGTGAACGTTAAGGATTTTCCCATCGGATCGCAATATACCGATGTCAGTGGCAAGAAGTTCTACGTCCGCATGGCGGAGGACAAGGCTGTCGCCGATTGGGTGGCTGTGAACGCTGGCGCATAACAAATCGGGAGGGAGTACGAGAGTGCTCTCTCCCTTTATTCGTTTTAGATGGCCTCTTTTATTCAATTACGTGGTGACACGATAGATCGGTTTCTCGAATTCGATCCGGTTCTGGGTATCCGGGAACCTGCGCTGGTCTCTGTCGATGCAGAGAATGCGACGTTGTATACTCACATGAAAGTGGGTGATGGCGTGCATAAGTTCTCGGAGTTACCGCTTCTTGACTTAGGAGGGAACATAGTAAGCTACAACGACCTTAACGATCTGCCCTCTATCGGTGGGATTCAGATCAAAGGCGATCTTTCTCTTGAACAGCTCGGAATCGCATCTTCGGATGCCCTTAAAGAGCTTGATAAGCAATTCGTTAAATCGAAGTCCATCAGGGGTGTAGAAGTGCTGTTTGACAGTGAGGCACCCATGCAGAACGATGACGTTATGTACATCGAGGTTGCTCAGACAAATGGCGAATGATCGGAGAATACAACAAATAACGCTCAATGGGAAAACGATACCTCTCGACCGAATCAAGAAGATAACTCTCAACGGGGAGGTTCTTTGGCCAGTAGATGGTTTCGAACGACACGTCCAGAGGGTTATTTTCAATGGGGAGGTCATTTGGGAACTTATAACGCTTTACCTGAATATTGAGAAGGAAATCGTTTGGCTCACCGAATACAACGACTACGAGGACACGAATAAAGTTATGACGAATACGACATTTGAAGTCGTATAATAATAATAATAATAATAATAATAATCAACTGTTATGGCAGACGTAACAAAAGGTCTTATTATAGTAAGTCCCGGTAGCGGGTCGGGTGACACCACCTTACGGGTGAAGGCTAAGACCGCTAATATCGGAAACCGTGTCGCGCAGGATTCTACGTTCACGGTTACGGCTCCGGGTGTTACTCCGAACAAGACTTTTATAGGCCGTCTTAAAGCGGCGGCGGAGTTCGTATCATTCGATAATGGTGCGTCGATGTCGGTTGACAAGGTCGGTGGAACTGTGACTATCACCGGTCTGTCCAACTCAACGAAGCTCACCTTCTCGAATGGGTCGGGGAGCATCATTGCAGCCGACATTTCTACTATAAAGTATCAGGCCAATGGTGCCGAGGCTACGTCCGGTACGGCTATTCCCGGAGACCCGGGCGCCAGTGCTAAGTACGTGTTTACGCTTACTCTCAGTGCCTCTGAGAATACTACTATCGAGGCACGTACTCAGCAGATAACCGTCACTGCTGCGGGTTCGCAATCGGCTACCATTACGCTTAATCAGACTGCGGGAGAACCGTATCTGGAACTCAGCGCGGAGGTTGTCGAAGTCGAGCAGGATGGTTCGGAAGAGACTCTGCAAGTCACTACGAACACCACGTTCACTGTTTCGTAATCGATCGAAGAATCGTTCACACAATCCATACGGGGGTGATTCCCCGTATGGGTACTATTTGGGGATATGGCTTCACAGACGTTTTCTAAAAACTGGGGTGACGGAACCACGGATAAGTTCTACGTGACGTGGGACGATTCGACGCTTCCGGGGAGGACTTCGGTCAAGGTTACGTCCGATCCCAACTACACAGGGGAACAACGAAGTGCGCAGGCTATATTCTCCACTGTCGGTGGTAGCCCTAAGGTTACAAAAACATTGACAGTCATTCAAAAAACGGATAACCTCGTCATTGCGTACTACGGAGATACGGTTGTTTCTACGTTCTCCGATACGAAGGCAGGTTTCCCCAAAACGTGATAGATGCCACAGTTCAGAGACATTAGTACATTTACTGAGAAGACTTCTCTCGATGGTTCCGAAGAGGTTCAGGTATCTGGTACACAGAAGGTAAAACTGGTAAAGCTTCTCGAACAACTCGGGGATAGCCTCGAAGCGTCTGTTGCTGCTAATTCGTCATGGACATTTCCAAACCTCGGTACTAAGGTTTTGGTTAAGTCGTGGCTCAGTGCTATTGCGTATGCGTGTGGCCTCAGAGATTTCCAGAACCCTACGTCGACTATGTTTCGTTTCCTACTCGGTGATAACGGGGATGCCACCGTATTCGGAGTAGTGTTCTACGATTCTGTGAATGCGGTAAAGGTGGCAGTGCTGTTTTCTAATTACGGTATCGGCCCTGAATCCGGGAGCACCTTTCCGTTTGCCATCTACGAAGGGGGTGGAACATCCTCTGGGATCAACGCGAGCATTAATGATAACGCCTTTATTCAAGAAATAACCGTATCCGGTAAGTGGACGCTACGTTTAAAAGTTGGCTCCTCGGAGGTACCTACCGCTGAACAGATACCAGCCGGTACTTCTGGAAGTCCCCTCGATGCCCCTGCGTCATACGTGGGTTGGAATCCTACGAGTATGAGCGTCGAACAGGCGTTGGTCGCCCTTGCTTATGCTGTGGGTATACGCAACCCCAATGAGGGTACTCTATCGGCGCCTTTCCGTATCATTACGCAGACGTCTTTCGGTTCCGGTCTTACCATTTGCAGCTATATGCCCGCAGATGACGAATCGCTTAAATGGGAACTCGGGTACGGTAACATACGACTCAGCTATGCCTCTGGAAATCTGCTTACGGGTACTCCTACGGATGATGCGCTCCTTAATAACTCTTCGTGGGAAACATATCCGATACGAATAGACAATTTTGAGGGTGCAGGGCCTATCGATGCGGTTATGACATCTGCGGCCATTACGGTTAAAGCAGGTGACAATATAAATGCCTCGGCTACAACGCTGGCGGTTACTGTCGGAGGCTCCCTTTCGTTTAATACAGTGAATAAGTACCTGAGAGACGCCGTTATATCGGTTGCCTATAACGCAGCGGTGACATTCTCTGCGCAGAACTCTACGGTAGTTGTCAGAAAGTCCGCCGATATAGATACCGTCACTGCTTCTTCGGGTAAGAAAGTATACACAATACATTGGTCGCCTTTGGCCGTACAGAACGGTATCGTTTCCCGTTGGGAAGCCTACGTGAACGTAGCCGTTTACGTGTGATCGGCCGACCAGTAAAAAAAAAACAATGCCAAAGTTTGTAGACATTAATTCTCTCACTGAGAAGGTAAACCCTGACGGTAACGAACAGATTCAGGTATCTAACACACAGAAATTTGTGTGGAAGAATGCCCTTATGAATTCAGGAGGATTCATAGGGGCTATTCTGTCGTATGCTACCCAGTATGCGATGGGCAACACTACCGACAGACAAACCATCATTTCAATGCTGGGGCAGCTGTTCTACAATACCGGTTCCAGAGCTGATAGCTTTTTTCGGTTCGTCTGCGGGTCGGTAACTATCCCGGGTGGTACGCCTAAACAGGAATATTTCGGGGTCGTCTTTTATGATGCCTATTACACGCGGACGTACGCTGTGTTCTTTGGTTTTGAGAATGGTGCTGTTCCGGTCACTTTTTTCCAGAGATCGGGAAATTACGTGACTGATTCTCCCGTAGACGATAACTTCGTTACGAACATAATAAACGGTACGGCGTGGACTAAACTTGGCACCCTTGATTTTACTGCTCTCCTTAAACAGACTTACGGAACCAATACGCAGTTTTTAGCTCCGGTACAAGGGAGCGAGGTATTGCTGACTACGACCATAGAGCGGATTTTGTATGCACTGGGTTTCCGCGGGGCGAACACCAATTTCCGTTTCTTGACGGGAGTAAACAATACGTCTGAAACATACTGGGGAGTCGCTTTTTACAATTCTGGACAGAGTAAGACGTTTACGGTGTTGTTTGGTATCGGAGGGAGTTCTATTCCAGTCGGTATGTACCAAAAGATCGGTAACGTGACTACACAAAAACCAGTGGATAGTGAGTTCATTCAGGATGTGCTGTCGACGTGGACTAAATCGTGGTCACTGAACAGTCCGGGAACAATTTATACGTCAGACGTAGTAGCGGCTACCTCGGATAAACCGATAACGCTTCCGGGTCAATTCGAGTTTCCGAGTTTGACCAACTTGAAGACGGATGCCTTCGTAAAGCAGATGCTCTATAACTCAGGGTACCATAGTGCGAATCAATGTTTCCGACAATTGATGGCTCCCTATGTTATCGGAGGTACCGGTACGCAGGTTCAGTGTTACTACGGAGTCACGTGGTACAACAGTTACTACGGGAGAACGTACACGATGCTGGTGAATGTGGAGTTAGCCAACGAGGAGTACATTACGCTGTACCAGAAGCAGGGACGCCACATTGAGAATAATCCTTCGGATGCTACTTACATAAACGATGTACTGACAGGAAGTTGGCTTAAAGTTGCCGGTATAGGTACCGGAGGTTCCGCCCCGATTGAATCTCTGGCGGCTGAGAAGGTTCTGGTAGCTGCCCCCACGTTATTCGATGAGACCTCGGCGAGTACGTGGGAACCCAGTTCTGCGAATAACTTGCAAGAACTCCTCAACGGACTTCTTTACAGAACCGGTTTGCGTAGTACCTCGGATGGACTGAACTTAGGGTTTCGCGTTGTGTGCGTTGGTGGTAAAATAGCGATCATAGCGAATGATTCGTCGTCGTCGGACTACTCGGTGTTCCTGTTCAGCGGAGGCTCCACGATACACACCTACCTTATTGACCAGAGTTACGTCATGGAGTGGGTGGGTAACTACTCGTCCGATCAAGAGATAATAAACAGTATAGAGAACGACGGTAGTGAAACGGGTATGCTCGATATGGCAGGTATATCTAATTTCGCTACGAAGGCATACGTCAAGCCGAACGATGCTGTGCTGACGATGTTCCCCTCGGGTTACAGAACTGTTATCCCGGGAGAAAACCTTACGACTAACTTAACCTCTGGGACACTGAAAATAAAGGTTCCCGACCTGCTGACTGCACAAGTGAAGGCCGGCCCGTTCAGGGATGCTGTAATAGACGTCCCTTACGGTGTGACGGTGCAGTTTGCGGATCAGGTAGAACTATTGTACAAGGCCGACGGTGTGGATAACTTCACGGCTACGTCCGGTCGCAAAGTGTACACGATACACTACGTCCCTACCACGTCGTCGACCACTAATATAACGTTCAGAGCTTTCGTTAACGTGGCAAACTACAAATAACATGCTTACGAGTTTCTTTGGTGCGCAGAACAAGACAGTTGATTCGACACCTGCTACGAGGAACCTTACTTATCGGTTCGAGAATGCTTCTGGGATGAACTTTACAATCGTTCAGAGCGATCCCGAGAGTCCGATAACTTCACGGAGGGTAGCGGTGTCGTCCGATTGGACTTCGCATGAAATGTCTTCGCGGTTGTCCTCGGAGGGAAACATCTCGTTGTTACAGACGGTTCAGTCGGAGTGCAATTGGGTGCTCCGCATACGTGTGTACCTCCAAAAATCCGGCAGCTCTACGAAGACGCTTCTCGGCGGATTGAACGTAGATGATGCTAACTACGGGAAGAACACGCTCAGCGGTACCACGAAGGTAAACTACGGAGATACGGTCATCTACGAAATATCTCAGAACGTAGGCGTTATGACATCCTCTGCGGTGTCTGGAAAGTTCCCGGAAGGCGATGTGAGTAATCCGTGGACTATTGGTATAGAGAACTTGTACAACACTAACTACGTGGGCGCCACTCTGTCGTATAGACAGCCCTATGTGTATTCGCTGAACTTGCTGGGAAAGAATACTACAAGTATCACGTTGGAGAACTGTAATGCGTTAATCGACATATACCAGAACTACAAGGGAAGAGTGGCTTCGGTTAACTGTGTGCACTCCGTCGCAAAGAATATCGGTTCCTACATCTTGAATGTGGGATCATACAACACTTCGTTCTCACTGTTTATGCAATACGTTACGGAGGCGAGCGTAACGCCTCCTACACCTTCGAAGCAACCTATATCATTTACAGTAGGTGTTACGGCTCATCCCGGAATGTCTGAGGTTACCATAAGTATCTGGAACAAGGCTAAGACGAAACGTCTCGCAGTAGCTTCATTCGAAAGTTCTGATCTTGAAACGGGGGCTTCGCAGTTGCTCAGTGATATCCCTAACGAAGATAACGGTGTTTACTTTTTGGATATTACCGGAAGCATCGTGCGTAGTGAGGAATTCGTATTCTACAACGGAGGCACCTTCTTGTTCTAACTCTGAGGAGGCGAAAGCCCTCAACATATCGTTCCGTTTTCGAAGGGTGCCTCCGAGAAAGAGGCACCCATTTTCATTCCGGCCGTTTGGAAATTAAATCGCTTTTGTCTATATTTGTTCAACACCAATACGAAACAGCCTATGGACGACAAGACCAGATTCGGTATCTTATCCAAGTACGGACGGATGCCTTCGACCGAAAACTCTGCAAAGCAGAAACCTTCGGGGTATCGATTAGTCGCGGTTGCCGGTACCCGTGAGGAAGTAGTACAGTCGGCTTTGCCGCATCAATACGGATTACTGGTGTATAAGAAGAAGGAACTTATGCGTCAGTCTTGCTATGCCAGCGGTCAGATACGTCTGAAAATAACACCTTACTACAATTGAATACGTGTACGAATGTCCCCGACTACGCCAGTGGGGAGAACATAAAGCAGGTGCTCAAATCCGAATACCGGTATTTCGGGACGATCGACGACGTTATGGAGTACATCGCCGAGAGAAAGGAGTTCGAACGAAAATTGATGAAGAAGTCCTACCGGTTTCCCCATTTGCACGGGATCATCTCCGATGATTACTTCAACGAGGACATATAATCCGAGGGTGGGGAAGAAAACGAACCGATTTAACATTCTCTGCAAGACCCCCAAACGGCTATTGAATGTTCCGCAATCGTCCGATACCCTCGGATTTTTCAACGAAATTTTCTATCTTTGACACATGGATATACGAATCAGGGAAGGGTTGTACCTCCGAAACATAGAGACCAAGACGGAAACTACCATTCGTCCCGCGACGATCGGGGTAGAGACGAAAGGTATCGTTTGGTTTCACGACGTGTCCAAGACGGTCAAAATCGGGTTCAGCAAGGACTACTGCAAGGAGGACAAAATGCTGTTCTCGGTTATCCCTACGATAGAGGACAGGGAAGTGTCCGCGAAGCAGGTATCCATGATCCTTAGGAAATCTCTGCAAGGAAAAGACGTCGACGTCGATTCCATCGTAGAACAAATATATGCGTTATGAATCTTAGAGAGAAGGTCAATGCGTGGATCGAATCTTTGAAAGGGTTCGACTTGCTGAAAGGAAACCGCTGGGAGGGCATGCTCGCTACTTTCGTTCTGTCGTTCATCTGGGGCGTATGTGTGGGTATATCGTTCTGCGTGGGGTACCAGTTCAGAAACTACCTTCTGTGCAAACAGATAAACTGGTACGATCTATACGCACAGGCAATAGGATGCGCCGCAGCGTTTGTTCTGGTGAACGGAATCCTTCTTGCAGTCAAGATACTGTTCTGACCGGAGATGCTATGTGCATTTGAGTTACAGCGTTTTTCATTCATGGGAATTTTCGAGGGTGTCGTCTATTGTGAAATCCGCGGCATCCGAATCTCCGGTCTTTATTGAGCTATGGTGTAATGGTAACACGTCAGATTTTGGTTCTGAAATTTTGGGTTCGAGTCCCGATAGCTCGACTATTTAAGTCTGTCTCGTTTTATAAGCTGTGAATATGCCTGCTAAGGAGAGCTTGCTTTTCATACGTAAAGACGTTCACTGGAAGTATGAAGACGAACCGACAGACTTCTTCGACAAGGGGTAGTATAAGAATAGTGCTTGCCCGTCAATGACGGGATAGGTGAGGGGTGAAATGCTCCCTCCCCCTTTTTAAGGGCCTTTAACTCAGTCGGTTAGAGTAGCTGACTCATAATCAGCAGGTCACAGGTTCGAACCCTGTAAGGCCCACCACATTCAACAAATACACTATGGACAAATCGTATGCTACGCCCGACCTCGCCAAGATGGCGATGTGCTGGGGTTTCGACAGACCGTGTTCTGCGGGAGTAACCGTTAAGGCTCCCGTTTTGTATGCCGAGAGAGAAACGCTTGACAGTGTTCCCGACGGGGTTGTCCCGATTCCTACTTTGGAGCAGATTCAACGTTGGCTCCGTGAGGAAAAGAAGGTGAACGTGTACTGTGCACCAATATTAACCGACCCTCACTGGATATGGTCGTGGATGGCCTGCATCAATGATAAAGCCGTTACTGATTCGGTGTCCATCGTTCGGGGTTATTACGTGGCTCTCAAAGTTGCCACGTGCACACATACGCCGTTATTCGAAGAATACTACGATGCTCTGGCCTACGGCATAGCTGCGCAATTCGGTATCTGGCGGTCTGAGAAACAGTAGCTATGCGTATTGCAGTCATAACGGCGACCGGTCAAGGTACACGTGTGGGACATTCCCTGCCGAAACAGTTCATCAAAGTAGGCGGCAGTACCATCGTAGAGTATTCCATCAGGAAGTTTCTCGAAATCGGATACGACCGCATAGTCGTAACGCTTCCGGCGAAGGGATTCGCCACGTACCGTGATCTGCTTACGGATGATCCGAGAGTGGACTACATATCTGGAGGTCTTACGGCGAATGAATCCCGCTACATCGGGGTATCCCATGCTGCGGGGTATATTCGTGACGAAACCACATTTGCGGTTGTTGCCGTGCACGATGGTGTACGTCCATTGTTTTCCCCGTCGATCGCGATTAAATGCACGAGAATGTGCGAAAATGACGCTAACCGCGCCGCGGTGGTTCCGTACATTGAAACGGTCGAAACGATACGAAGACCCGATGGTCTGTATATACGACCGGTATACGAACGGGAGGTTCTGTGGAGACTGCAAACTCCGATGGTGTTCGATCTTTCGAGATTGAACGAGGCATACGAGAGGGTCGTTCGCAACGGAACCTTCGAGACGTATCTGACCGCCTCGGACGTGTACGAAGCAATGTACCACGATATGCGTTTCGTAGAATCCACGGTGCGAAACTTCAAGATAACTACGGCGGACGATCTGTCTATGGCCGCAATATTGCTTACACATGAATAACATGGAGAAGTTAACGTTTCCCGCGAATTACTTCGAAGGGGAGATACGACATGGGTTCTTTGTATCGGAGAACCGAAAAAAACTGTGGGCTACGGAGCTTGAACTGCTGCACAACCTCGCACGGATATGCAAGAAACACGCTATACGGTGGTTTCTGGATGGCGGCAGTCTGCTCGGTGCCGTAAGGCATGCCGGTTTCATTCCGTGGGACGACGATATAGACGTGGTTATGTTCAGAGAGGACTACGACGAGTTTATAAAGGTGTGCCTGTCGGAATTACCGGAACCGTTGTTCCTGCAAACGAACGAGACGGATCGGTCGATCTATTGCCACGCGAAACTCAGGAAGACCGATACTACGTGCATTCTGCGTGGTGACGCAGAGGCGCATTTCCCGTTCAATCAGGGTATCTTCATCGATATTTTCCCGCTGGACAACGTACCGGAGGATGCTAAGGAACAGGATCGGTTTCTGTACCAGCTATCTCTTATCCAGATAGAGATGAAAATGCTCATGAACCGCTGGTGGAAGTTCTCTCGGGACGACTATCATGAGCGCGGTCGTATAGACTATCTCAAACAGACATACGAAACGCTCCGAAAAACGTACAAATACGAGAGGACATCGGTTGCGGCTACCCTCGCATTTCCCGGGAACAAGAACAGTGTGAAACGAAAGGAGCATTATGAAATGGTGGAGTATCTTCCGTTCGAGAACATGCTGTGTCCGGTTCCGGGGTTGTATCAGAAAGCGCTCCGTCTTATCTACGGAGACGATTTCATGACACCTATAATGGGTGCAAGTCAACACGGGGAGCTGCTGGTGAATTTCTCGGAATCCTATAAGACTAACCCTAAAACATACGATAGACTGTAATGGGAAAAGTTTGCCTTGCGTGGGCTGAGAACGTACTGTTCGCCGATCTGGGACAGCTGCGGTGCGAAATTATGGATTCCTACCAAATAACGAGCGCGTATGATATGCGCCGTATCATAGAGGCGCTTCGAGAGAGTTCTTTACCATTCAATGCGGTATGGACACGAACGGATAAGTCACTGGTACGCGAGTGGAGGGCCAAGAACTTTCTGTACTCGTTCGGACTGTTCCGATCGAAAACGCGGTCTGCTACGTTTCATGAGAAGCGAAGCTGGTACTGGATCATTTGCGATTCTGTGTTATCGTCGCTATATTTGCATGTGTAGCTACGTGCACAAAAACTTTTGTCGGTTCTTGTCCGCACAACAGAATCGAGGTCTTCATGTCATCGGGTGTTACGGGTTTATACGGTGCGGCTAAGTTCCCGTATTTTTAACCGACCCCGTTATGAAGAACGAAATTCTGGAAAAATTCCGAAGGCGCTTCCCCAATGAAAGAGCCTGCCGAAAGTATCTTATCGACGAAGTGTGGAAGGGGAAGGTGAAGTGCCCCTACTGCGGGAATGACCGAAAAGTCTATCGGTATACGAACGGGCAGTTCCGATGCGCTGAATGCCGAAAACTGTTCAGGATATTGACCGGGACAGTCTATTCCGGTATACGTCTGCCGCTGCGGAAGATATTCATGGCGATGTATGTGTTGTCCGTCAAGACGGATATGTCCGCACGTGCACTGGCAGCCATGATCGAAGTAAATAGAAGAAGCGCCGGTAAACTGCGCCGAAAATTCAATGAACTATACAACCATGAAGGAAGTAACGAAGGATGAATTCTTTGGGATCATCAATGAGGGCAAACTCGACGTACTGGTACGCCCCGAGACGAAGGAACCGGGACACTGGTACCCACACACTACGGAATTCAAATTCCGGGACGGTACCGTGTTCGGTAAAGTAGTTGAAGACTTTCACGACGGGGAGCATTATCCCGTGGTCGAGAAATACTACATCTCGGCCCCTTGCTTTGTGCGTACCACGGATATTGAGGAACGCACGAAGCTTGTTTCATGGCTCGAAAGTATCGGGTACACCTACTGCGTCGGATGCTTTAATGCGCGAAGCGCTATTAGTAGCCCGCTTATACCGTACATAATGGTGTCTACACGTGCCGAAACCGATTTTGTGGAGTGTCTGTTATATCGTCCTGACAACGGTATCGACTGCGGATGCAACGTTGGTTTATTCAAGACACTCGCTGCGATAGGACACTCCGATACTCTGGAACAGCAAGAACGCTCTATGAGAGTACGAGTGAAAATAGTAGCATTCGCTACCGACAAAAATGAATGGGGAAGCGCTTATTGCAGTTATTGCCCAGCGACGAGATACTTTTTCGGTAGGGGCGATACAATAGAGGAAGTTGTGGCCGATGTGCAAGGACACCTACTTAATCTTTTGTGCCACAGATTTATACACAAAAACTTACTGAATTGTGGATGGACAATTACTGAAAATTCGGTGAAACCTCCCATTTTCACGGATGAGGAGGTCGTAAAACTCACTGAAAAATCCTACGGAATGACCATACCGGAACCTCTTATTGTAGAATTGAATGTAGAAGTTCCGAAGGTGTATAATCCTTGTATGTATGACGAAACAGGTAACAAGTATCGAACAATCGAAACGGCTTCTGGAACTGGGTGTTCCCGATAATAAAGCGTGTATGGTATGGGTTCCTAACTGGACGTTCGATGAACGGATAAGACAGTTCAAACATACCGGCGATTACAACGTATGCTTCCGGTATGCGGCATACAAAGTCATGGATGAGGAATTGATTCCCGCTTTCACGGTTGCGGATTTGTTACAGATGCTCCCGAAGATACTCCACGATAATCGTGGAAACGAACTACCTATTAACGTGACCGCATCCACAGGTTCCAATTGGTGCTTGTTTTATGGGAACTGCTACGGGCATGCTTGGTGGAAAGATTCTGATTCTCTCGTAGACTTACTGATCGAGGCTATTGAATGGCTGGTAACGAATGGGTATCCATTAAATGTGTGACAAGATGGCTTTCTTTATTACAGAACCTTTACGAGGCAGCAATGATGTAGTTGTGTCGGTCTACAAAAATACGGGAGACTACGTTGGGAATATAGTTGTTGACCGAGATATGTGGAGGATGTCATCCGACGATAAGAGGGATGACATCATTCAAAGATGCCTCGGTAATAAGAGATGAAGTTGTTGAAATAGCGAGATTCTGACAAAATCTCGAAATAATTACAGATATGACATTGAATGAGTATCAAGAGCAGGCGATGACGACCTGCATGGAGAGTTGCAAGAATGACACCTACATGTTGTTCGGTCTTATGGCAGAAGCGGGGGAGGTTGCTGACAAAATCGCAAAGTGGAAACGGAAAGGGATCATCCGTATGGATGGTGACAGAGTTGTCTTTTCTGCGCCTCCGAAAGATGCGGGGTACCTTGTTGAGGAACTAATGTACGAAGTTGGCGACATCATGTGGTTCTGCGCTGGTCTTGCCAGACAGTTTGGTTGGAGCTTGGAGAATGTGTGCTGGGCCAACCTCAACAAACTTTCCAGTCGACAGGAACGCGGTGTTATCGAGGGTGACGGTGATAACCGGTAAAACAGGAGACTATGAACTACCAATTAAAAATAGGTGACATACAACTTTACAAGGGCGACTGTTTACAGGTAATGCCCCTGCTTGCAGATAACAGCGTGGACGCAATAATATGTGACTTGCCATATGGAACGACCTCATGCAGTTGGGACAATATTATTCCGTTTGAGCCTATGTGGAGGGAGTTTAGCCGCATCTGCCGTGGTGCTATCGTATTGTTTGCCACCGAACCTTTTACTTCCTCGCTCGTGGCGAGCAATTTTAAGATATTCAAAGAGAAGCTAACGTGGGTAAAACACAAGCCGAGTAATATCGGCAATGCCAAAATACGGCACTTGAAATACAGCGAGGATATTGTTGTATTCGCCAACGGCAGATACACATTCAACCCTCAATACACCGAGCGAAAGTCCGACAGAGTGCGTCAAGCGCAGAAAGGCAACAGCAAGCAATGGCGTACAAATAAGAAACCTACGCAGGAAGTTTCGTTTGCTACCGAGTATGCTCCGAGAGATTGGCATACATTTGACGCAGACCGCAAATTGCAGGGCAATGTGATTACTATTCCGTCTGTTGTATCAAATTCAAAGGAGAAAGTCAGTCATCCGACACAAAAGCCTATACGCCTTATGGAATATCTTATCCGAGCTTATACCAACTATGGCGATTGCGTGCTTGACTGCACGATGGGCAGCGGCTCCACGCTTGTCGCTTGCGTCAATACAGGGCGTAGGGGCATCGGGATTGAGCTAAACCATGAATACTATAATATTTCAGTGAAGCGAGTAAAAGAAAGCGTTGGTATGGACGAGGAGGTGAAACTCGAAAGGTAGGGAAGCCATGAAACCCAGAGATGAAAAACGTTACTCCCGTCCGGTCGGCGAGCGGTTCGTGTATGAAGGCGAGACCGTAGAGGTTGTAGGGTATGATCGAAATAAAGATGGATGTGCATGTCGGGATTGTGCGCGTTTTGGCAATTGCTCTTACAACGAGATGACAGGCAACTGTCGTTGGTACGAACGAGAGGATGGGACGGTTGGAAGACTGACGTAACGATAGACGGTAAAACGTATACGGAGCGACACGAGGTATCTGGTTGTTACGCTAAATGCGTTGAAGGAAACTTGGAGAAAGACCGTATCCCTGACCCCCCTCGTTGATGTTCTGGACGGCTTTTTCTGTGTCGATTGCGTTAAGGCACTTCGCGAGTGCGAATAACAAATAGTCACGCGAAATACCACGAGTGTAGGAACTTCGAAAAAATTGCGTATATTTGGACAACCAATGATCGTACTATGGCACTTGATCCGAACAAAACAGACGCAATTTTAGGAGAAGATATTAAGGAACTCCTTACTGATGCAGGTGTGGAAACCCCGATACTGGGTTCCGCATTATCCGACCAGAGCAAGATAGACGGGATTCGCGACGACTTCATGCATATCATGCAGACGTTGGGCCTCGATATGACCGATGATTCCCTGAAAGATACCCCCGGGCGTATCGCTAAGATGTTCGTCCGGGAAATCTTCTGGGGTCTCGATTATCGGAATTTCCCCAAATGTACGACGATCGAGAATAAAATGACCTACGATTCTATGATCGTCGAACGGAATATCAAGGTTACGTCTAATTGCGAACATCACTTCGTTCCGATTATAGGGTCGGCTACTGTGGCATATATACCGAATGACCGGATTCTCGGTTTGTCGAAGTTGAACAGAGTGGTAGAGTTCTTTTCGCGTCGCCCGCAGGTTCAGGAACGTCTCACCGAACAAATCCATTTGGCGCTGACGCATATTCTCAATACGGAGAGTGTGGCGGTGGTAGTTAAGGCGGAACATCTTTGTGTGAAATCCAGAGGTGTGGAGGACGTAAATTGCGACACGGTTACTTCCAAACTGGGGGGCGCCTTTATGCAAGGTACCACCCGCTCGGAATTCATGAATATGCTCTGGTAACATGGAGACAGAAAACATATTCGGCATAGAAGTATCCGAGGATGTGTTTACCACGGAGTTTTCGTGCGATTACGACGTATGTAAGGGTGCGTGCTGTTATTCGCCGCTTCCGTCCGGTTCGAAGGTTCACGCCGTAGGCGGTGGTCTGACGAAAGACGAGTATGCGGAGGTGCTCGACCGAAAGAAAGATATTGCGCAATACGTTGCACCGGAGATGGCCAAAAAGTTTCATCGCTGCCCTACGTGTCAGTGGAATACTGAGGAAGGTGTCACTGAATATGCGATGGAGACGTACAAAGGGGTGGTGTGCCTGCTGTCCCGTATGGACAGGGGATGCTGTGCAATAGAGGCCATGCACGAGGACGGTAAGGGATTGTCCTTCTCGATTCCGGTAAATTGTTCGCTTTACCCGCTCGTGTATGACCCCGGAAAGAAACGGCTGTACGTGTCCCATCTGTGGGATGAACAGTGCGGGGCAGCATACGAAAAGGGTCGCAGAGAACATGTAAGGGCGTATGAATTCGTGAAGGATTCCATCCTCAGACTGTTCGGTGAACCTTTCTACGAGGAACTGTGTAAACGCGCAAAAGAGTACGAGAGATGATTACGCAATGTATTTCCATAGCGGACGTGACTATCTGGCTGACGTGTGCGGTGGTGCTCGCAACGGAGGTGGTCGTCGTATGGCTGAATAGGAGGTATTCGAAACTTCGTAAAACGAAGGACAGCGAGTACTTCACCGACTACACGCACGGAAAGCTGACGATGCGGGTATTCAAAAATGAATTCGAATTTCAGGCGAAAAAGGACATTCCCTCCGGTAAGATAGTAGACGGGGGTGTCCTTTCCGCCTTTTACATGTGGGTTTTATTCGAGGAGTAACTATGGCTATTATCAATGAAGGGACGATCGCCAAACTGAGACGTTTGGCTGCGTCATGGCAGGTGTTCAACATCAAGATGCACCAGTATCACTACAATGTAGTGGGTGAGACGTTCGACGAACTGCACAAACTTTTCAAGGAGCTTTACGAGGAGGCGGACGCACACTACGATGCCGTATCCGAACGTATGCGGCAGATCGGTGAACGTGTCATATTTTCGTGCGCCGAACTTGCCGAACAAAGTGCGGTAAACGACGAAAACAACGCGAATACGCCGCAGGAAATGCTGCGTGGTACGATCGACGCCTTCGCTGCGTTGTCGTCGCTGCAAACGGAGATTTGGTTTGAGAGCGACGATCAAAAGGACATCGTGACGAACGACCTTATGGTGCAGCTCAACAAGGCGGTCGAATTCAAGAACTGGATGGTGTCCGCCCAGTTGGGACGTGAAGTCGAACCCGTAAAGTAATCGATCATGAGCAAGAAAGTATTGATCTGGGTAGGGGTCGTTATCCTTGCCCTCGTCATTGCGGTAGTGGTGTGGAATATCCTGCCCACGCAATTCCGCATTGTGTCCACGATCTCGTGGGTTATCGGTGCCGCCGTAGGTGCCTTTGGTATGTACAAGGGCTACAAGTGGTGGCTTGCGAACGTGAAGAACGATGGGACGGTATCGTAACAAACAGGTACTCGTAGAGGCCGTACAATACGACGGCTATCATACGGGGGAACTGCACGAGTTGTGCGGTGACAAATTTATGGAACCCGTAGAGAGCGGGCACGCACCTTTCGTCCGTACCATAGAAGGGGACGTGACCGTTTATGAATGGGACTACGTGGTGAAGTATGCCAACGGAGACCTCTGTGTCATGAGGGCTGACGAATTCGAGAAAACTTTTTCGGAGGTGGGCTTCGAAGTGGGTCTCGACTTCTCGGAGGCTTTGCGAATACTCAAAGACGGAGGTTGTATCGGTAGAGGGTGCTGGTTCGATCCCGATTTATTCGTGTTCAAACAGGTTCCGGCGGAAATACCCCCCGAGATCGTGCAGAAGATGCAGTCACTTCCTGAGAGAGCCAAAGAGGCAGTTGCCCAGTACGAGATGCCTCTGCGGTATGTGGATCAGTGCTGTATCTGTAACCGAAAAACGGGTAAAGTAACTTCTTGGGTTCCCTCGTGCGAAGACATCTTCGCGGAGGATTGGTATCGTGTGAGATGAAAACATTGAAAGCGATAGCGTATGCTCTGTTATACGTCTGGCAGTTACCCCAAAACCTCGTGGGATTATTCCTGCTCCTATACTACCGTAAAGAGTGCAAGGTACACGAGGAAGACGGAACCGTGTTCTATATCGTACCGTCTGTGCGAGGAGGCTTTTCTATGGGAAGATACATATTCCTGTCGAAGCGCTCCTTGTTACGAGAACCGGTGTATGACCATGAATACGGACACACACGACAGTCAAGATATTTGGGGCCGCTCTACCTCTTGGTAATAGGTCTGTGCAGTGGTATTCATTGCATGCTGTACGACGGAAAGGGCGGTTACTACGATTTCTGGACTGAACGGTGGGCGAACAAACTCGGTGGAATACCGGGATACGCCGGTGAAGGGAAATTCCACGAGGAAGGTTACATACATACGGTCTACGAAAAACTGGTCGCTATGGTCGACCGATTCAAGTAACCGACCGCATTAGTCTTATGAGAGGCGTCCGATCATGGAGCGCCTCTTTTATTTTTAGGTGGTTGCAGAAGTGACTTGCATTTCGTATATTTGTTGCAAACCCGTGAAAAATGACAATTGAGAACATTAACTGCCGCGAAGAACTCGAACACGTTATCGAGTACGCGGTAAACAAGGCGAAGTGCGAGCATCTGCAACATCGTGCCGTAGGGTACGCTGTAAACTCTGTGGAATTCTACAAGTATGTGGGTTATCCGTGTCACGTGAATATCGTTTTGGGGAGAGCCGTTTACATCGTGGAAGGTGCGTACTGTACGACGTATTTCGGGAAGAACGTATTCCCGTATGCTGAATTCGCGGAATTGCTGCTATGAGTGATCCACTGAACGAGCTTCTTATCATAGGGCCGCTGATTGCGAAGATACAAGTGGCCAATATATTGGATTGGGTGTCTCCGTTGTTCTCCAATGTAATATACAGAGACGGGGAACGCGACGATCTGTTCATATCCACGTATGCGTACAGAAGTTTGGATAGACTTCTCTCGGTGGACTTCCCGAAGGATACTTCGTATTTCGTTATCGCGGAACGCGGGACGCTTATCGGTGGTATTCTGTGGGAGGGAACCCGATTCGACGGTAGAAAGCTGATAAGTTATGACGATTGGTTAGACGTGCTTAGATGCAGGAGTGTACTCAGTATAGAGGAGTTCACCAGTCATAAAGTCACGATGAGAAACATTCTCGAATGAAACGAGCGCTGTGTTTCGTCGTACTGATCAATAAGGAGGCGAAGACGGTTTTAGACTGGTTGCTATCCGATAAGTTTATACGGGGTTTCCACATGTACGATTTGCGTAGCGTAGGAACTTATGCAGGCAGCATCGATAAAATGGAATCCTCCGTGTACACGATAGTCGTACATAACGGGAAGGCAGAAGTGTTCGGCGATATAAGTTCGGCTGTGATTAAGTATAAGGACGACAATCTGGTGTTCCTGACGTATGCCGATTGGGAGGAACTTTTCGACGGTACGAACCCGAAAGCGGTGCTTAAATAGACGGAGCATTACCATGATAACGAGCAGAAAGAACTACCTATGTATAGGCCCTCTGACGGCTACGGTACATGGGGCTGACATATTCAAGTGGGCTACCGATAGGTTTACTAAGGTAACATACCAGAGTATACACGACGAATGCCGTTACATAGATACTCGTGTGTTTACGTTAGAGGAACTCCTCAAAGAGGACATACCGAAAAGCACTGCGTGGTTCGCTCTGCGCATACGTGAAGGCGCCATGTATGCGGTACTTACAGAGATACGAGTTACAGAAGGTACGATTATCAGCTACTACGAATGGGAAGACCTTCTGAAAGAGATTCGATTGTCCGAGATTCCTGAGGTACGAAAACATCCCGTAGTGGAATGTATGACGTGGTGATGCGAAGGCTATTTGCAACGTGTAACCGGTCGAAATAAGCACTTAAATATATGTAAGTACCAAAATGTATTTTTCGCGCGTAAAATCGCGGCTGTATTACGGCTACGAACGTGCGCAACCGTCCGAAATAACACGAAGGGACTATGCGACAGACGGTTGAGACGCAGTACACGTGAAAGAGTGCCTGTGCAAGTGATGGGAGAAGGGGTGAAAATGCGGTTCCGTGTGATACGGGCGGAAAGTGCGCGTACGAACGGATGCGCGGAATGGTGGATACACTATAAGTATACACTATAATATACAAATACGCATAACTACACACACACACACAACTACACGTGCACGCAGATGCGCGGAATGATATTTGTGTATCGTATAACATAGTAGTATAATATAAGTACATAATAGTATTATGTAATGAGTGTACAGAGGTGGCTTACCTCGTCGAGGTATCTGCAAGTGCTTCTCTGGGTAACGTAGTACCCGTGCAGGTGTATGTACGCATTGATGCGTCGGTATACGACGTGAGTAAGATGTATGTAAGTAATCGTTCGGGTGTAATGTATGCGTAATCGGTGTGTGTAGGCAGTCACTTGGGTAAAGTCAACTGTGTGTAAGTAATCGTTCGGGTAAGGGGTAGCCAGATGGATAGGTAGCTGGGTAGCCAGTTATCTGTGCAGCGTAGCTGCGTGTGTGCGTGCGTAGTTATTGCGTAGCTGTAATTGTAGTTATAGTTATAGTTATATTACCGGCCACAGGTAATTCTACGTGTAGATAATTACCGGCGCAATTTGCGCGTAGATAGTTACGTGTAATTACGCACAGATATACGCACAGTTATTACACGTAGATATGCACACGTAATTATAATAATTATACGCGGCCAATTGCGCACACAGAACTGTATAATTACACACGAATAGCTACGCACGGTTACTACCGGCGTTATATATATATATATAGGTATGACGCTACTTGTACATTTAACTAATTATGGCGAGTTCCGCAAATTAATTATGGGAACCAATTTGCGTTCCGAACTCAATAAGGTTTATTACCGTGGGAAAGTATATACGTGCGAACAACTATCTACGCAGAAATTAGATTTCCCTCTGTACGCAAGAGTATACGATGATGAGCTTGTACTTTTGCGTACACTGCAAACTTATACGACGGCAATACCCGTAGATGATTACCTTGACTTATTCGCGTAATTAAGATTCAATGGGAATACAGATACAACTGGATACGAATCACGATCTGGAAAATTTATGCACGTACATAATTAACCGCGGTACGAGTTACAGAGGTGCGAGAGTTATTTACTGGCTGTGTAACTACTACACGTATGAGCAATTCATGTTACGTGTTAAGTCGGCGTTTCCTCTGTACGCGATAGTCACGGATACTGAGATACTGCTAACCGTGCGCCCGTTCGCAGAAAGAGTAACAATCTCTGCAAGCGATTATCTCGATCTATTTACATAATTGTAGCTCGTACACGAAGGCTATTTTGGGCCTAAAATAGGGGTAAAATACCGTAATTTAGCCTTATTTAGCGTAGTTATGCGTAATTGCAAAATAGGAAATCGCTGATTATCAGCGATATACTCAGTAACGTGTATGCGTAGAATAACTGGCTGAGAATTTTCTGTATAGGGCAATCCCCCACGAGGCTTCCGTACACGCGATTCTCAGAGGGTTAAAATAGGCCAAAAATCGCTGTAACTCGCACAGCCATTGTACGATACGGCGAAAAATCGATGATAAAAATTTCGAGGATTCTGGAAATTCTGGAAGCGCTAATTAGTGTAATTACGGGTTATTTTACGCTAATTACGGCTACACGTAAATAATTGCACAATTAATTACGCATGTAACTGCACATGTAAAAGGTTGCGGGAACAAGTATGAATTACACGTATGAAGAATTTACTTACACGATTAGGCGAACAATACGTGGGTGTGAATATCTGCGTAGACGTAACAAGTAACAGCGAACTGCGTAGAATGTTCGACGCGCTGCTCAATGGTAAAACTACAATGATAGATTACTACACTACGTTCGGAAGGGCGGTAAAGTACGGAACTAACTTTCTGCTCAATGACGCAGATGTAGAATATCCGTGTCTGCTCAGTATGCAGGACGGGGAACTGTCTCTGCACGCGGGTTATATAGTTCCTGATTCGCGCGTTTTGTCGGTAGATGATTTTATTGAATTATACTTATGATAATACGTGCGACTACAAAAGAGGAACTGCGTGAAGTGCTTAACTACATGTGTGCACAACTAAGACAGACACGGGTAAGAGTGGATTTGCCACGTATGGGGCCTCCCCTCCATACGGGGTACGATACGGTAAGCGTTGCGGCGGAGATTTTCCCAGTCATCGTACTATGTAATGAAGCGCATGGGATACATATAATGCCCGATTCACCTGCGGTGCGCATATTGACGTTCACTGACTGGCTGGATGTGCGGCCGTAAAATGTAAACGGGTGGGGTCAAAGTAGGCGCTCACGTATGTAGCCATACGACGCGATGGCTTCGCGGAGGGGGAATTCTGCTAACACGCACGAGCAGAAAATGGCCCCCTCCCCTTAAACGGGGTGGATGCCTGAGAGGGTTGCGGGTGGTCCGCTTAGGTTACAGAGTAGAAATCACAGACTGAGCCATTTCCCGCTTAGATTACAGAGCAGATTTTCAAGAACCAGCCATTGAAAAAGTGCGGTTAAGTCATAGAGTGGGTTTCGTAGGTCAAGACATGCCCGTACTCGTTATGGTTAGGGTATGTCTTACTGCTGCTGTATTATGCGACAGACTTGTATGTGCGCGACATGTATAGAAAACCCCCTGTTCGTATACATATTCCGCCGGTTGTTCCTATTTCGTTATAGTTTTCACGTACTTTTACCAATTTTTAACGGCCTGAAATTGAGATAGTTACGAAAAAGTCCGTATATTTGTATAACGAAAATCAATTAAAGTACGTGACCATGAAAACGAAACGAGTGGAGGCTTATATGAAAGCTCACAGGAAGAATGAATTCTACGCGAAACGTGTAAGGGGAGGCTACTATGCGGTGATCGATGGGTACGATATGTCGATGGAGTCTTTGGAGGTTTCCGAGGAAGCCGCTATCGCTCTTATTCACAAGCTTAATCAACTGAGAAACGAAAGAATACGCTGAGTTATGAAAGACGCATTGATATTATTCATCGGTGTAGCGATGATGTACAGTGACAATCTGGGAATTATTTTCTTGGGCGCCGTAGTTGTAACGATCGCTACGGTGCGAATTTTAGGTAAAGTGTTCGAGAAATGATACTGCATGTATTCGGGGAACCCGTTCACGTAGCGGGTGATATTGCGGACGGAGTATATTCGCACGCACACGTAGTGGAGAGGCTTATTGCCGGCGGGGCAGGAGATTATCCTGCGGTACATTATTTTATGGAGGCACCGGTGGAAACGGTGTGTATAGAAAACGGAAACATCTATGAAAATAACAACGATCGATAAGGGGACGGCTGAGGCGATAACCAGCAGGTTACACGATGCGGTGCGCGATGTGGCCGACAGTATGGGGGTTACGGTTTACGTCGAGAGGACGAAATTTTCTACTGTCGAAATGTCGGTGACGTTTTCGATCAAACTGCCCGCAGATAAGACTGAGTTTCCGCACTATGTGTACGACGGTTTCGCAGAGAGGGAGGGTGTGGAGTACGGGGAGCATTTCGTCGGCAGCCGGTACAGGGTAAAGGTCGATAAGTCTTACCAGATAGTAACGGTTACGGGTGTGGACTTCAAGGCGCGAAAGTATAAGGTCTGCATCGAAATCGATAAGAGAAAATTCCGTATCGCACCGGCGGCACTGAGGGGCAACATGCTGAGAGACCGCCCTACGTGGGAAGACTTCGCGCTGTGGTGCCAGTACGACGGGGACGATGACCGGCTGATCGGTGACACGGTGGACAGGTGGGACTTTACCGAAGTCTATATGAACAAGACCTTCGGGGTGACTCGACTATCGGTGCTCCGCGAACTGCTTGAACGGTTCCGACGGACGGAGCCATCCCCGGAGAATGTTCAGGACGTCGCCGATGCACTGAAACGGCTGTCGATGGAACCGAGGAGTGAAGCGCTGCGCATTGCGGTTATTGAACAATTGAGGAGAGTATTAAGATAACATATATATATATGGTACGTGTAATTTACGAAGGGTTCGACCGGAGGGTGCTGACGGTGCGAATCGAAGGGGCGCCCGAGGGGGCGGCCAAGATGGTGACGAAAGTATGCAGGGGGGAGCGGTTCCTCGATGCGGAGTTCGTGTCGGTGCGAAAAAGCGGCGAGGTGTTCTTTGCCTCGTGGCGGCTGACGTCGAACAAATTCCCCGTGCTGCATGTATTCGAGGGAGTGCGGTATTGTTTGCAACAGGATATTAATAAGAGATTGCTATGAACGAAGAAGTAAAAAGAGTATTCGAAGCGTTCGATACGTTGGGAACTACGGAGGCTTATGTGTTTTCTTATGAAGTGCGCGGGAGTAGGATGTATCAAGTGAACCGCCGAAACGGTGATTTGCGACAGAAGCCTCTTACGATCGGGAAGGTCACGATTCCGTGCGGCCGCGGTCTGACGGCGGCGCAAATATTGAAATGTATCTACAACGAATAGCTATGAAAGAGATGATAGAACCCTACGATCCGGCGTATCTTCGTAATGACGAAGACCCGAATCCTTACAGACTGTCTGCGAGGGAGAAACGGAGAATGCGTGCGTTGTCGCGCGTGGAGAAACTATTGAAGCGGAATATGATCCCGCACACGTGGGATGACGGTTATCGAGTGGAGCGATGCTTCGCGTCGTATCGCGATGTGCGGTATCTGTGGGTGACGGACGACGGTACGTTCTGCTACGGTACGGATGATCAATGCCTGTGCGAATCCGCCGACGTTAATACGGTATTCGAAGTGCTGCTGCGGTGGTGGTCACGGTAGATAAATATCCGTTGTTCCTATTTCGTTATAACATTGTGGTAATTTTTACCAATTTTTAATGGACTGAAAGTGAATAACTTAATAGAATATTCGTATATTTGCATAACGAAAAACCTATAATAAATTGCTGCTATGAAAAACGCTAAGAAGAATGCACGAAAGAACGCACAGATCGTATTCAATCCTATTTTGAGCGAATCCGCTATGGAGGGAACCAGCCTTAAACTGCGTTTCGCCAAGTCCGTAAATCAGAGGGTGCTCAATGACAATATCGAAATTCTATTTAAGCGGCGTCTGGTATTGCGTTGCAGTGCGGCCAGTGATTTCTACGGTCGCGGAGAGTTCGCGGTCGAGTGCAAGTGCGACAACGAAACGTTCATCTGTACATTATACGCGAGGTACGGTCAGGTATGTATCGGTGCGGCGGCGAATACGCCGGCACGTGTCGTTCTCGCGCTGTCCGACGCGGTGCGCGGTAGCGAGCCGGCGCAGTTCGAGATGTCTACGCTGCCCGATGATGAGACGCACGGTGAGGTGCTGTCTCCTGCGGTCGAACCCGTTCCGGAGGTGGTGAAACCTGCTGCTGTGAAATCGGCCGAGGAGAAACCCACGAGGTTGTCGTCTACGAAAAGTCTTACGGAATCGGTCGAACGAATTCTGCGCGAGTTCGACAAGGTGCTGTTCGACGACATGGCTACTGTTTACGAAGCTTATCTCCGTGACGGTGACTTTGCGGAGGCGCGCGAACAATTACACACGCTGATGTGCAAGACGTTTAAGAAAATCCCGTTCGACTTCAAGGTATGCCGGTACACGGAGCGTCCCTTCGGTGTGCTTATAGACTATTACGGTCTGAAATTCGGGTACAAACTTTTCATTAAAGACGGTTTCGTGGAGTCGAAGGTGCTTATAGTTAGCAGCTGCGGTATGTAAATATATTTTAAAAACAATACGAGCAATGTACACAATCCCCACAATTTCGACGGTGGCGGCTATGCCGCGTGCCGAATTGATCCGGCAGCTTGTTGCGAAGGGCCGGTATGCGATCCCCGATCTTATCGAATGCAGCGACGGTGTGCTGTGCGTGCGGTATCTGCTGCATGCCGCGCCTCCTGCCGTTTTCATGCCCTTTTTACGTGAATTCGCACGTGTGAACGGTCTACCGTTCAACGGTGCGCGAACGACGGCGATATGCTACGAATTACTCGAAAAATCAATCCAATAAACACGACGACGATATGGCACACGAAATTGCAACTACTACGACAGGACAAGTAGTAGAGATCGACACCGACACGAAAAAATGCAGGAAGATTCTGCACGATCTGGCAGACCTTACCATCGAGGATGCTGTCGATGCGTTCAGTCTTAATTTGAAGGTATACCAGCGGTATCTGAAAGATCACTTCCTCGGTGAGGAATGTCCGATCAAAAAAGGCAAACTGCTGTTCCGCGGTTTCAGGATCGGCTGCGATTCCGAAAGCGGTTTTACGATGATCGACACCAACGGCGGCGCATACGCCGAAGTCGATACGCCGTTCGAGAGAATTCCCACACCTAAGGAACTGGCTGCGTTCTTTGAGAGAAAAGTGGTGCATCATACCGCCGACGAGCTGGCGATCGCTGCCGAACGGGGACGTAAACAACTCGAAGCCGAACGGCGGCGTATCGAAGTGCTCGACGGGGAGCCTGACTTCGAAGTACTGCGCAGGAAGGTTATCGCTAAAATCGACGCGATCAATGAGGGAAAATCCGTGAAGATCGATCCCGTGACCATACCGGATATGATCCCGTTCCGACGGTGGAAGATCGCGGTCGGTAAACTGGTTCGTCAGTGGCAGGAGAAGAAAATCCGGTACCCGAAACTGCTGTCGATGGTGCGATCGGTTACGGAGGAACAGGACTTCGAGACTGCATCCGACGCGAAACGGTATACGTTCGTGGGAACGCTGCTGCCGGAGTTTTCGTCGGTCGGTGCACTGACTGGCGACAAGATCGAAGTCGACGGTAAGCTTACAGATGCGACGAAGTTTTTGCAGGACTATCTGCTGCACTACGAACCGAAGGCGATGCCGCGGCTGATGCAGTACGCAAAGGGGGAGATCGATGCGGTAACGCTCTTGCGCGATCCGTACACGGAGGACTACGAGGACTATAACTCGAAACTGCTGCCGAGGAATGCGACGAGTGCCGCGGTACTCACGGCGCTGTTTGCCAGTGTGGGAATCGAGGCACCCCAAGACATCTACTACGACGCGGAGATGAAAGTCGGTGACAAGGTGCTGCTGTGGTGCGACGGTGAGTGGCGTAAGAAGACGGTTCTCCGTATCGAGGAGGACGGCGGTATATACTGCTGCGCTGACTATGCGTTGCGCAAGATCGATAAATTCATTAAATTAGAGGCGTAGAGTTATGAAAAATCATGCAACTGTCGAATACCGTAACATGCTGCACAAGAATCTTGCCGGTGCTCTGTCCGAATTACGTGAGACCTGTGTAGCCGATTATACCAAGCCTGAGGGGGGGGTTTAGGCACTTGTTTAGCCGGTACGGTTTTACGCAGGCTTCCGGTAGTCGCCTTATGAAAGTACTGCGAGAGCTTCGTGCCTGCAAAACACAGGGACACACCCGAAATATGACGCTGCTGTGGGAACCCGCGGTCAGGATTACCGACGATTTCGTGAGCATCGTTTACGAGCGGTATATCCGAAGCAGCTTTTTGTGTGTTCCGAGCAGGATGCTCGTCGACTATACCGATTCGGAACTTCTCGCAGAGGTTCGACGCAGGAATTTAGTACACTGATATATTATGACAAAGAAAAAACTCGTTACCCGTGAAGACGTGTGCTACGTCTGTGGTGAACCTATCGGAGTGATCGTGTATGATGACCGCAAGGAGAAGTACCGTAGTAAAAAGAATACGGTCGTATGCTCCTGTAGTCTGTGCCCCAAGTGTAAGAAGATGGTCGATTACAGCGGTATATTCTTTATCGAGGTAAAGGACGGCTCTAATGGTCTTGAAAATCCGTACAGAACTGGAAGGGTTATCTGCATTCAGGAATCCGATGTTAAGAAGGTGCTCAAAGACTACCAGCCGGTAAACCTCGTCGAGAAATGGTTGTTCTCGGTAATGTTTCCCAAATACGAGAAAGTCGATGGAGGTTCTAAGTAGGCGGGAAACACTCGTTCTTACGGGCCATTTGTGCCCGAAGTGCAACGAGTTTACGGAATTGGTCGAATCATCCGAGATATATGGAACCGACTTCGGACTTCTCTATCGGTGCCCGACGTGTCATGCATACGTCGGGTGCCACAAGGGGTCTCTGAATGCTAAGGGTAGTGTCGCTGGAAGAAATCTTCGGGAACTCCGAAAGGCGGCTCACCGCTTGTTCGACGATATGTGGAAATCCGGGGATATGAATTGTGAAGACGCCTACGAGTGGCTGTCCGAAAGGCTCGGTATTCCGCGGTACCTTACACACGTC